GGGTTCGATTCCCGTACGGACTGTTTTAAAAGTCGCATAAACACTGTGTTTGCGGCGTCTTAAAAAATTGGTACTCAAAATGGTACTCAAAAAACTGAACACAAAAGAAAGGAGTCTGCACAAGTGCTTTAGATTCTTTTCTGAAAATGGTAGACTTGGAACGCTTTGGGCGTTCTTTTTTTATGCGGTTTTTCTGCTTATTTTTTGCGGAAGAACCGTATTTTTTTATGCAAAAATATAAGCATAGGAGGGATGCGGAATGTTATTTACAGATGAAATTCTTGAAAAAATCTTAATAAGAGAAGATGTGTCAAAAGTTCCGCTCGTGTATCAGTCAGCTATGATTCACGCAATCAAGGAAGTATTGGAGGAAGAGAATGTATCAGATGCAAAATCAGAATATGACATTTAACCCAAACCCAAGCTATGCCGCATATCAGTACAATCCAATGCAGAGGTTTCAACAGCCAGAGCCACAGATCCCGCAGATGCAACCGCAGTTTCTTGGTATCCAAGGAAAGGTAGTGCAGTCGGAATCAGCAATCATGGCGAATGATGTACCTATGGATGGAAGCGTTGCGTTTTTCCCAATGCAGGACATGAGCGCAATCGTTGCGAAACAATGGGATGCCAATGGAACAATCAGAAAGACCGTTTACAAACCTTTTAATGAGCAGATGGCAGATTCTTCGAGTGATGATAAAAGAATCGAAATAGGGCTATCTGATGATGCGACAAAGGCTATTACTGACAAATTGGATTGTTTGTTTGGAAAGATGGAAGAGTTGGAAGATAAGTTATCTTCGCAAACGCAAAGAAAATCTTCACGAACACAAAAGGAGAGTGAGTCTTAATGAATCCTATGCAGATGTTACAGGGAATGAGAAACCCACAGCAGTTTTTACAACAAATGATGGGGAATAACAGCGTAATGAGCAACCCTATGGCTAGAAACGCTATGCAGATGGCACAGAAGGGAGATTCCAAGGGCATCGAGCAGATGGCCAGGAATTTGTGCAAAGAAAAGGGAATTGACGCAGATAAGGCTTTTGAGTCGTTTAAAAGCCAATTAGGAATGTGATACTAATTCTTGCAAGATTATGTATATAAAAAATGAATTATGGAGGTAAATTCTATGTTTAACACAGGTAATTGTGCATCTGTTCCGCTTGTAGCAAACATTGACGGAAACGGAAATAACAACGGATGGGGCGCAGAAGGATCATGGTTATGGTTCATTATCGTTATCTTCGCTATCTTCGGATGGGGTGGATTCGGCAACGGATTCGGAGGAAACGGAATGAATGGTGGTGTCGGAAGCGAAATCCAGCGCGGATTTGACAACCAGGCGGTTGTGTCAAAACTTGATGGCATTACAAACGGAATTTGCGACGGATTCTATGCAGTGCAAAACGGCATGAATGGCATCAACACAAACATTTTACAGACCGGATTCGGCATTCAGCAGGCTATCAATGCTGATACAGTTGCTAATATGCAGAATACAAACGCATTACAGTCACAGCTTGCTAACTGCTGCTGTGAAACAAGAGAAGCTATCCAAGGCGTAAACTACAACATGGCAACTAACACTTGCGCGTTGCAGAACACAATGAACAGCAACACGAGAGACATTATCGACAGTCAGAACGCAGGAACACGCGCTATTCTTGATTATCTCTGCAATGAGAAAATCTCTAGCTTACAGGCAGAAAATAGCGACCTTCGCAGAGCGGCTTCACAGGATCGTCAGTCAGCATTGCTTACAACTCAGATGGCGGCTCAGACACAGCAGATTATCAATGCAGTAAATCCGTCTGCTATCCCGGCATATGTTGTTCCTAACCCAAATGCTTATGCATATGGATGCGGATGCAACACCGGTTGTAACTGCTAAAACTAAATAATTGAGTATCTTAATTGAGTCTAACTCGATCATGTCTGCTATGCAGTATTACTTATAATCAAAGGGCAGACTGTAATGTTTGCCCTTATTTTGTGAAAGAGAGGTAAAGATAATGGAAGTAACAGGAATTGCATTACAAACCGTTGCCGCCGGCGAAGACGTGGCATTTACAGAAACACCTGTTTGCGGTAGCAAATGTATTGTACACAGACAGGGAAGCGGAATTGTCAAGTTAAGAGGTATCACAAATCAGTGCAAGGCTAGATTCCTTGTGTCGTATTCCGGCAATATTCAGATCCCGACAGGCGGCACAGTTGGAGAGATTTCGCTTGCAATCGCGGTTGACGGAGAGCCTTTACAGTCAACAAAGATGATCGTGACGCCAGCCGCAGTTGAGAATTTCTTTAATGTATCAGCACAGGCATACGTTGATGTGCCTTGCGGTTGTTGCAGTACCGTAGCCGTGCAGAATACGTCCGCGCAGGCTATCGAGGTGCAGAACAGTAATTTGATTGCAGTAAGGGAGGCTTGATATTATGCATAAGTTTGCGAAACAGATTATGGATTGCGTGAAAGCCCACGTTGACGGCATTGGAATCGAGAATTTTGAGGGTCAAAACCTTGATGATCTCAAGGATTGGACGGAGATTGCAAAGAACATCGTATGCTTTGACAAAGACTACAACATTGTTGAAGCCATGAAAAAGTCTGAAGATGAAGAAATCATGCGCATGGTGGAAGAATTTGGGGACTATCCGGAAAGAAGATACTACAATGAGTACCGGTACTCAAACGGAAGATTCGCACCAAAAGGGCGTGGAACACGCAGAGGATATGTAGAACCTCCATATTACCATCAGATGCCGGAAGATTACCGAGAGTGGGAGAGCATGCCGGAATACGACCGAATGAGAGACCTTGACAGAATGAGTATGGGGAAGATGTATTATTCAGAGCCTATGAGCGGAAATAACGGCATGAGTACCGGTACTCACGATGCAAGAGAGGGCAGAGCCGGTATGAGTCGGAGAAGTTACATGGAGACAAAGGAAATGCATAACGGAAATTCGCCGGAAGATAAGGACGCAAAGATGAAAGAGCTTGAAAAGTACATGAAATCTCTTTCAGAAGATGTGACCGAACTGTTTTCCGGTATGTCTCCGGAAGAAAAGCAGTTGACCAAGACAAAGCTGACTACGCTTGTCACGAAAATGTAATAGAGAGGGCGTTTTGCCCTCTTTGTTTGCGAGGTAGTAAGATGTTCAAGATTAACAATAAAACGTGGGAAATCGTCAAAATATCGCGTCAGAACCCTATGCTAATGCGTAGCGATGGTAGTAGAACTGTAGGAATGACCGACAGAGACACGAAAAGGATATATCTTGCGGATGATCTACGCGGAAAATTTCTTGACCGTGTGTTATGTCACGAATTATGTCATGCGTTTTGTCTTTCGTATAATGTATACATGGATATTGGCACCGAGGAAATTGTAGCAGACTTCTTGGCTACATACGGAAGAGAAGTGTTTGAAATAGCAGACAGACTATTGATTGAACTTATGGAGGTTGCATAATGGATAAAATTTCAGAACTCTTACAGTACGTGCACCGGACGAATCCGGAAATGACCAGGGAAAAGCTGATAGAAGAGTTGAGTAAAAGTGATTATGCTGCGCGGTCTTTGATTTTTACGAAAGAAAATTTTTTCCGCGCCCCAAAAAATATTTCGTAATTTTTTTGTACCCCCCTGGGGTAGCGTTTTAGGGTCAAGATTCCATTTTCACGGATTCTTAAAAACGTGTAACAAACATGCAATTATCTGCGACATTCCGCAAATAACACAAATACACCATATATTATGTTATATATAGATAATGCACTTATGATATTTGATAATATTGCCGGTCACAGGCAAACGCCAAAAGACGCTTGCCCGGCTTAGTTACAATCTAGCATAGACCGCTTTTTACCACTTGTCAAGATAGCATTTCCCATCGTACCGGCTGTAAGTGTGTGTTATGCGTTCCGGCTTTTGCGTGATCTGCAACCAATCGCCGCCACGTTGGGCGGTTATTTTGATTTTTGCAGACTCCACCCATTCCACACCCTCAAATTTTACATAGCCAAACAGCTTGCCGGATGCCACCGGATAGCCAAGAGCAGACACCCGGCGCATGATTTCCTTTTTTCCGATATATTCATATTTTCCCATCTTTCCCACCTCCTTGCGTTGTGTTTATTTGTCAAATTTGCGCATGAGAACGGATTTCCACGTGGTCCGTGTTCCGGAATCGAAGCGGAACGGATGCACCAAGCACGCGAAAAAGGGCGCGTATTACGCCCTTCTATATCCATTTTCTTTTGCGTATAATTCTAAATCTTCTAAATTTGGAAATACTTCTACTGTATATCCTACAGATTTTGTAATGCGATCGATTGTGTACATACCAAAATCATACAGGCACGCATAAAACTTCATATTTCCTTTTTTGAGCAAATATAATTTTTTCATTTCCATTTCCTCCAAATTCTAAATTTTCCCGGTTATTCCGGTAAAAGCAAGCCGGGGAATCGAACCCCGGAAAAGCCAACCTTGCCTAGTCTGCTAAAATCTGCCGTGCCACGTTGAACACATAAAGCCTGTTGTGGCTGTGGCGTTTAAAATCTCCATTTTCAGCAATCACACGCCCACTATTTGGGTATTTAAGACTTACAACGGTCAAATACTCGTTTAGCAGTTCATCCGAGCATTTTAGGCACTCTATAGCATTTTCTATAGCACTTTTCTTGCTATTGTAATAAATTCCCTCAATGTGTACTCCTTTTTTCTTTTCCAGCTTGTCAAATTCTTTCAACAGTTCCGCTTTTGTCATAAAATCAACCATCCTTTCGCTTTGCGCCCTGTCTCATCAGTGCAGGTAGGGCAGTTCCTGCAGACCGCCGGGCGGCGGTTTCGACTATTCGCAAATTCTGCGGAAAATTTCAATTGTGAGTTTTGCGGCGGCTCTTTTTCTGTCTGCTGTATAGCCTTTGCGCTTGCTTTTTAATGCTTTTTCTGCTTGCTTAAGGTTTCCAACTCCCCAAGATGCCGCTTTATCAAGTTTTTTCCATTCGTCCGGTGTAACTTTTACGGCTTTAAGTGTTGCCGTGTTGATCTCGTAATTTTCTTTGTCTTCCGGGTGTAAATCTTCACAAACTGGAATATATTCACGCGTTCCCATGTTTTCGCCGATATTCCAGACAAAAAAGCGAACCGGGATTTTTTCCACGATTTCAAAAATATCAGTTTTTTCACAAAGTGTAGAAGTGCTATAGATTTTGTTGTTTTCAATTTTAAATTTTCTCATGTTGTTTTCCTCTCTTTCTGTGCTTCATTTGATACTTGTATTATACAGAAATTAAGCACTAAAGTATATAGGCAAAACATACAAAATTAAGCACTAATATTATATTAGAAATTGTACATTATTATTAAGCACTAATTAAGTATTGACAATTAAGCACTAACTATATATAATGTAAGAAAAAATACGGAGGTGCAGAAAGATGGACGAAAACACAAAAGCAGAAAAGAACAGGCAAGCGGTAAAGAAATGCATGAGCAATAAAGATAGAATAAACATTATATTACCGCTTGGAACAATAGAAAGAATCAACTCATACGGATTAAAAACAAGCGCATTTGCTAGAGAATTGATTCTTGCAGAACTCGATAAAATGGATAGAATGAAAAAATAATGAATTAAGCACTAATTAAGTATTGACAATTAAGCACTAACTATATATAATGTAATCAGATCAAAGAAATAGAGCACCGAAAGGAGAAAAGAACATGATTAAATGGAAAGCAACAAGCGTGAACGGACTTGTGGAATATGAGCAGGAAGCGGAAAGCTTCAAGGAGCTTTTTGATGAACTGGACGAAAGGGGAATAATTAGCGATCCAGATTTTCCACTTTATGATACGGCACTCTTGGAAAAATACGGGAAATCATTTGATGATGCCGATTTTAAAGATGAGAGCGGCGAACTTGATTATGGGAAAGTTGATAATTTCTTAGATGGAAAAGAGTTATCCGATAAGGAATTATACGAATTAATATGCTCCCGGAATGGAGAAGCGTATTATCAAAAATTTATGCGCGAAACAGAAAATCAGATTGTTGAAATTGAGGAATTTGATTTTGATGAAACCGGCAAATACAAGTTTTAAAAATGCCGGTGGATAATCCACCGGCAACAGTCACGTAAATTTGAATAGGTACTAAACCTAATCTTCCAAAACTTACGTGATTTAGAATAACATGTAATAATTCAAAAGTCAAGAAAATATTTTTACAACATTTATATTAACCAGACAAGAAAGAGAGGAAAACATATATGATTATCAAGGATTGTGAAATAACAAAAAATGAATTAGACGGGGCTATTAACAAGGTGCTTTTTGGCGCACACGGCAATTGGAAAGGCTGGAAACAATTAATTTTGCTTTCTCAATCCGGAAAAATGGAGTTAAAAGTTGCGCCGATAGATTATTGGCAAGGGGATTATGACAAGGTTTGCGATTTGACTTTAGACATAGATCCGGAAAGGTCATACATTTTTACGATAAATGGCGAAGAAGTGACCAGATCAAAGGTTATGGAAAAAGCGTGGGAAATATACAGCAATGAAAGTTCTTACTGTAGAACCCATTTATAAAAATAGGGGTTGCATAAATACAACCCCCTGCGGCGTGAATATCTCATAAATAGAGTATTTCAATACATCGTATGTTACGGTTTATCTTTTGAAATATTCTACAAATCAAATATTTCAATACATCTCATGTTACGGTTTAAGTGCGCCGCAAAAGTATAATAGCACAGTTGGATTGTGGAGTCAACAAGAGCATATGGGAGGAAATACCATGAAAAAATACACGGAATACACAAGAAAAGAGATAAACGAGATCACCAAACGCGGTGGAGACGATTTAAAAAAGCTTAATCAAATGACAGCCGATTATCTGGATAGCTTAGATTTGAGCGAGAGAGCAAGAGAAATAATATGCGAAACGGATTTTAATTGTATGGCCATTTGCTACGGAGGAATGTTTACCGCAGAAGAAGTTGAGGAATGCATAAACGACGAATACGGCGAAGAGGATTAAAACGATAGCATACAGACTATAATTTATTATCAGATCAGACAGAGCGCAATTAAATATTTTCAAACAAGGGCAGCTTTTCCGGCTGCCTTTTCTTTTTACCATGTCCAAAAAATCAACAACGCGTCCGGGCATATCTTACAAAATCTTCGAAAAACCGTAAATAAACTATAAAGCTTTTCTTAAATTTTTATAAACAAGGCTAGGTTCATTAGGTCTTTGACAAGTCCAAAAATGATAGAATAGTATCAGTTTTTACAAAAAATCGTCTGACAATCGTATGACATAACACGACACAATCGTCTGACGTCGCTTTTTCAGAACTATGTTTCTCTTTCTCTCTCTTTTTCTTAATCTTTTAAATTAATAATAATATACTGTATTTAAAGCCTATAGGTTTATTGTAAATATATATCCGCATGCGCGCGGCGTAAGTATATAATACCACCTAAAAAAATTGGGGGTTGACTTTAAACCCGGAAATAGTGTATACCAAAAGCAGAGAGAAATAAAACGGATTGGAGGTGTGAATATATGCAGGATGTAAAGAGTGTAGAGAACGTAGATCTTACAACCCTTATAGTAGATCTAGGTACAGTACAGATATACACATCAACTGTACAAGATTTAATAGACAACGCTTGTATAGAATTTCACATCGATGATCTGTTAAAAGCTGGACAAAGGCAGTGGAAAGCTGTTATGCAGTATGTTGGTATGCATTTATTCCCAGATACTAAAGTATTAAAGGACAAGAGTTTAAGTCCTCTTAACAATGGGACTATACCGACTAACTGTAACAGATATGACAGAGAGGTATTATATAAACTTTGTGATTATTATATATATATATCCAATGTCTACAGTAAGCTGGTAAGTACAGTAGCATTCAGTTATTTTTGTAATATACCAACCAATACGATGGATATATGGGCCAGTGATGAACCAAGTTCGCTGACTTTCAAGATGTGGCAAAAATTGCAGCGATCTCGTAAGGATTGCATCCTTGATCGTGCGTATGACTCCAACAGCCCTGTGGGAACTATGTTCGTAGGAAATAACGAGTTCGGCATGAATCAGCCGGGCATTGGCGATAATGCCACGCAACGTAAGGCAATCACAGCGCAGGAGCTACCAAGGTTGGACGAGAAAAAGAGCCAAGAATTGCACGCAATTGACACACAATTTACGGATGCAGCCGCAAATAATACAGTTTAAATTGTGTGTGGTTATTCTACAATTCACAAATGCAGTAATACCAAGGGCTGTAGCGTTTTAACTATTCGTAAACTATTCGGAAAAGTTAGGTTTTGCGAATAGTTGCAAGGGTATGACATGAATTGTATTAAAACAATTTGATTTTCACACAATGACAACAAAACGAAACGGAAAATATTTTATATTTCCATGTTTGCAGAAAAAGGATGGGGAGGGGGTCTGGCAGAAAGACCACCGGGCGGCTACTAAGTCCCTCAAATTCCTACAAAAATAAAAAGCCACTTACAACACCCATTGACTTTTTGCAGCAATTGGCTTAATATAAACTCAAACAATTCACTTTCACGTTGCGAATCGCAACTACATTTCCAAAAAATTTTTTAAAAACAAAAAAGAGTGTTTCGGACAGGAGAATGATATATGACCGGGAATGAATACCAGGAATTAGCAATGAGAACTTGCAATATTCCATACAAACAGAAAAATGACATGCTTAGACACGCAGTGTTTGGACTTACATCAGAAGCAGGAGAAGTTGCAGGCATTTTGCAAAAGGAATATCAAGGTCATGAGTTTGACAGAGAACATATGAAAAAAGAATTAGGAGATTGTCTGTGGATGGTTGCAGAAGCATGTACTGCACTTGAATTTGATATGGACGATGTAATGCAGACGAATATTGATAAATTAAAGGCAAGATTTCCAAAAGGCTTTGATGTTGATATGGATTTGCACAGGAAGGCAGGAGATGTGTAATGGCTGAATGTAAACAGTGTTGCGGCACCTGCAAATATGGCTTATGTGTCAAGACAAACGGTTATGTTTGTTCAAACGACGAAAGCGATTATGCCGCTGATTTAGTAGAATACATCCATTCATGCGATTTTTGGGAACAGAAACAGGGGAAACGGAAATGAATGAAACATTGATGAAAACCGAGTATTCCAAAGCTTTTGATGAAAAGCGCAAAGGTCTGATTGAACAGTCGTATTACAAATACGGACCGGCAAGAATGAATTTTGCAAACGGAAATGTGGATGCAATCGAAAGTTTGAAAATGTGCCTTGCCAAGTTTGAAGAGACCGGAAACCTTGAATATCTGTGTGATGTTGCGAATTATGCTATGTTCAGGTTTATGTTTCCACAGTAGGGCGAGTATTTCGAACATACGGACTCTGATTCATCTGCCGGGATCTTCGGTATGAGCGTAAATGAAATGGAACGATTCAAACAGGAACACAGCTTTGAGGATGGGAGATATTGATATGGCTTTGAAAGTTATTGCAACAGCGGCAGATGCCCTCGTAATACTGGGACTTATGAGAGAACAGGTAAAACAAAAAGACAATTCAAACGCAATGGGGTATTTGCTTTCATACGCGATCTTTGCAATGAATATTATGGTCATTTGGAAATGATGGGCTATCGCCAAGTGGTAAGGCACAGGATTTTGATTCCTGTATTCCCGGGTTCGAATCCCGGTAGCCTAATTGGTTGCATGCTGACGATCCATGCAACCACATATGTTTTTCTCATATGTACTTGAACCCTTGGTTGAATGTTTCAAGCATTTGGGTTCCTCCTTTCCACACTAGGATTATTCTGTTAAGGGCGGTGCGAGACCGCCCGGTGGTGTTTGTCGCAGATGGCGGCATCTTGGCGTAAGACTATATGGTGTTGAGCGGTATCTGCTTTGTAATTTGCAGACGTGCAATCCATATAGCAGTCAATCATGGTTCGGGCATCTATCCCACGGTGTCCGAGCTGTGAAAATGTAATTCCCCTTAAGAAGTTAGGTGGTGGCAGAACGAAATGCAAGCAAAGAAGCTGATCGGTAAGAGTGTTGCCAAGTGATAGGCGGAAAATCATCCGTAATCAGCAACAACACCTTTTCAGAATCCGATTATGTGAGGTTCAAATCCTCACCCACCTACTCGGTCAAATTATGCTGTCTGCTTGCAGGCGGTCTATGTTTTGGCTGAAATACGATGCTTGCCTATTGCTCTGCAATAATTTAATTCGGAGTAGAACCATGGAAATAGGCTTGCATGGTAACATTGAGTTGCCGGTGAAAAGCTGTAAACCGGAATCGTGTAACGCATAGCACGTAAAATATATTGCTAACCGTCTGATGACGGTTATGGGGATTTAATTCAGTGGCAGAAGACACGGCTTATATCCGGGGTGTCGCGGGTTCGATTCCTGCAATCCCCACAGGTGATGTTGCCAGTACACCCCTAGTGTGTTTATTACAGAAATGCAGGTGCTAATCAATATACCGGTTAAACTTAGCACAGGTAACTGGATTGAGCGGTTGTCATTCAAAAGATGGCGGTAACCGCTGACTAAAAGAACCTTGCACTTAGTGTAGTGTGGAGCAAGGAAAAACGGAAACTACACGACATAGCTTGTTAGCTGAGATGGATTAGCGACAGACTGAAAATCTGTATAGGGCGGCTCGATACCGCCACAAGCCATTGAGCGGTGTTAGTAGCACCGTGCCATTCTGAAACGCAAGGAATGGTTCGGGCAGGGAACTTCCATGCCCGGCGCGTGCAGATATAATCCTAATTGGCAAGGAAACTGTTTGCTAAACAGTCAGTAGCCGGAAACGGTGTTTCGGTTCGAGTCCGAATATCTGCGTTTATCCTTATCTCCACTTAGTCGGGTGCTACTGCAATAGTTCCGGTCGATGGGAGACTTATGGATGGTAGCGGCATTATTGGTAACAGAAAACCCTTCCGTGATTAGAAATTGCAGATTTGAAAGCGGTTGGCATGGTTTGATCTGACAGGGTTCGATTCCCTGTGCCGCTATTCGATGGTTGGTATTTACGCAAAATGGTGTGTAAGTATGATAAAAACATTGTGGAATATTTATATCAAACAAAAGACACGGAATCTCACGAGGATTCCGATTTTTGCTATGATTGAGGGAGAAATATGACAAACTGCGTGAATTGCGGCGCACCGATTGAAACCGATAAAAAGGTGTGTCCTTATTGCAAAACTCCATATGATGTAAGCGGATTCAAGGCTGAAATAGGGGAAATGTTCGGAGAAATCACGATTGGTGGAAAAACAAGCAGAGTATATCTAGGAAATGTAGAACACAAGCAGTTATTAAATAGCGAGCCATATTTTGATACAGATGGTATTTTGCATCGTGAGATTCCAAAAACAATAAGAAAATTTACTTTGATTGAGGTGTGAATTATGACAAGTTGCTTGTGCTGTGGAATGTTAATACTTGATTCCGAAGTTGATAACTGTCCTTATTGCAAAATTCTATTTAAACAAATTCCGGCAAGGAACGTTCCAGAAAGTCAGCCGGAGAAGGTAGAAACGGCAATATTTGAAAACGTGGTATTTAATAAAGGGGATGGGCGTAAGAATGTGTGATTTTTGTCGGAATAAAAAGAAAATAATTGATGGTAAAGGAAATTTAGTTCTTTTTGGAGCTGAAAATAACATGATTTTCGACAATAGCGATGGAAAAGAGGTTGCAGGAGCCGTAAAAATTAATTTTTGCCCTATCTGCGGTAGAAAGTTGGTGAAAGAATGTGAAGATAAATGACATAAAAACCTAATCGCAGATTACGGAGAAAGTACAACATTGAAAGATGTCTTGAAGAAAGTTCAAGGAAATAGGGAATACAAATGCCCTAAGTGTGGCGGCTCTGGAAAAATTACCATAAGAAAAAATCCGGCTGAATATTGGGAATGCAGTGATAGATATGAATATAATAGCATAGAATGCGACCTTTGCAATGGAGAAGGATACACAGAGCATGAATATAAACCGAAAATGGTGCAGGACGGATGGCAGTAACTCAAAACAAGTATGACGGATATTAAGGTGGTGGAAGAATGAATGAATTAACGCAAAGCAAAGACGGATATATCGTATTTGACGAGAGCGGAACTTGCGCACTTGCATATGGCGCAGCGGAAAAATGGTTCAAGACTTATGATGAAGCAATCAATTATGCTTTAGAAAAAGTTACTAAAAATTGTGAATTATTTAAAGAGCGCATTGATTTTAACTCTGTAATTGTTTATGAGGGTTCAGAAGAATTTATGCACGGAACGCATACTATACCATATGGGAAAGTGTTGTTTTGGTGGAAGAATCATAAATAGTTTGGTGGTGGAAGAATGAATAAATTATTACAAAATATACTTTTTCAGAAACCTACAGATTGTAAATATTGCGGAATGTTAAGTTGCGGAGTGCTTGGCGCGACTTACACATGCGTGAATGAGAAAAGTGATTGTTATTTTGTTTACCCAGTTATATGCCCTAAAGAGTGCATATTTTATGAAAAAGACACGGACTCCCAATGTTAAAACACTATTCAAACAACACAGACATCGGAACTTGATATTTTGAATATGCTAGGATTAGTTTGAAAGGCGGTGGAATGATGGTTACGCAGAAAGATGTCCACAATAGTATAGTTGTAAATGCAAACGCTTGGCAGAAAAGATATTTATCATTACAATGCGGTGGAAACGTTGAAAAGATAAAGGAAGTCGAACAGACAATGGCTAATATGATTAACGGCATTAGGAAGGCGCTTAAAAATAGTGGAACAGATTATTTGAATAAACTTGATTTGTAAGCGAGGGATTTTATGAAACATCAAAAAGAATGGCACACTTGCGACAGGTGCGGTGCTGAAATAGAAAAGCCTAAAATATGGTATGACCGAATGTTCCCTTATCTAAGAACCGTAAATTTAAAAAGACCTATGCGTTTCAGAGAAATATTTGCAGAAATTGAACAAGGGAGAATAGAACCGGTTATAAGTAGAGACGGTATAGACAGTATTATATTGGACGAATACTATTGCACAAAGACAAAGCAAATTGACTTATGCCCTAAGTGCAGGAAAGATTTTGAGAGGTTTATGAGAAATGACTGTTAATATGGGAACAAAAACCTATGAAATGAGCCGCAAGCAGGCAAAAGCTATCCTTGGAACGGCTAAGAAACTTGCAAATTGCAACATATATGGCATTGAAAAAGGTAATGTGGTGATTATGCTGAATGAAAAGTATGAGGACGATATGAGCCTTAAAAAAGCCGTAGGGGAGTATAAAAAGAAAGGGTTCAAGGTGCATTGGAAATGAAAATAATTAGAAATGGCAATTTGAGATACGAAAGAAAGCCTTTACAGTTTGAGTGCAAGAATTGTAAAACCATTTTTGAAGCGGAAAAGACTGAATATCAATATTGCGGAAATCAAATAGAAGGTGACAACTACAAGTGTGAATGTCCGTTGTGCCACAAAACAGTATATTACAGCTAAAACGATATTACCGGCTACAGATTGATTGTAGTCGCTAACCTAGAAAAATTATAGGCAGAGGTCAAGGCACTTCTGCTTTTGCGGAGGTGCTTTTTATTTGGCTTCAAAGCAGTTAATCAATGCAGTAAATGGATATGAAAACTACATACAGAGAAAAGGCGTTGATGAACAGGTAATAGATGCCCTTTTGAAAGCGTGCAATGTGGCTATTCGGACAGAAAAAGATGTTGACTACGGATTGACTATAACCGAAAGAACAAAGGCTTTAATCAACGAATATACGCAGAAAAATGCGGGCGGTAGCATATGGGAACTTGAACGATATGCGCAGAATCACGACATTAAAGGCGGATATAAACTTGTGGATCAGTTCTATGAAGTCTTGCGGTTAGAGAGCTTTTATCGTTTTGAGAGTTTCATCTACTTTATGGAGCGAAAAAGGAATTGGAGTAAACGGTTTTATTATCCACGCCGAAAGACGCTGAATATAGTTGCCCAAGATCTTGAAGATTTGGAAAACCGGAAGATTAAATTTTACGGATTATCAATGCCATCGCGTGTCGGTAAATCGACCATCTGTATTTTCTTCCTATCGTGGGTGGCTTTGCGCAGACCAAACAGCCATAGTGCTATGGGTGGTCACTCTGGTATTTTGGCAAAAGGATTTTACAAAGAACTGATGAATCTTTTTACCACGGAAGAATATACCTTTGCTGAACTTTTTGCTTATTGGCATCCGGAATACGCAAACGCAGCACTTCCGACAGACAAGAGTGCTGATGAATTTACAATTACGCTTGGAGATCCGGACAGATTTGCAACCGTAACGTGCCGTGGTATTGATGGAACATGGACAGGAGCGGTCGATGTTTCAAAAGATGGATATTTGTATGTCGATGACTTGGTTCGTGATCGAGAGCATTCATTAAGTCCTACTCGAATGGAAAACACATATCAAGAGTACCTAAACAAGATGGTTGACCGTAAAAATGACGGCGCAAGGGAATTGATGGTCGGTACTCTTTGGAATGTTTTAGATCCATTGGAGCGAATGAGAAAGCAATATGAGAATGATCCACAATACCGATTCCGTAAGATTCCGGCACTTAATGAAAATGACGAAAGCAATTTTGCGTATGAAATCAACGGATTTTCCACGGAATACTATCGGGATATGCGAGATAAGCTTGACAATGCCGAATGGATGGCTAAGTTTATGCAGCAACCATATGTCCGAGAGGGATTGCTTTATACGGATTTGAGACTATTTAACGGAATCCTGCCGGATGGAGATTTCCGGCGCATAGGAGTTGTGGATGTTGCCTGGGGCGGCGGCGATAGCTTGTCAATGCCGATTGGGGCAGAATATGAAAACGGTGATGTTTATATTTACGATTGGGTATTCAACAAAGGTCCGAAAGAGGTAACAATCCCTCTTGTTGTTGGACGAATTATCGGGAATGAGATTCGGCAGACAAGATTTGAGGGAAATACCGGGGGCGATCTGTATTGCCAATATGTAGATGAAAAGCTGCAGGAACAGGACTATAAATGCTCATGCACAAGCAGAAAAGCACCAAACAAGGTTGAAAAATTATCAAAGATCATAGCGTATTCAGGTGATGTTAAGAGAAAATTCATATTTCTTGATACGCACCGACCGACGCAGGAACAAATGAAGAAAGATTCAGATATTGGAGTAACAAGATATTATAGAAATGACGAATATCAAGCGGCTATGGATGAACTATCTATGTTTGTAAGTATTGGCGGTAATGAACATGACGATGCGGCAGACGGTTTAACCCAGCTTGAAATGTTTATAGAAAACCCAAACAATACCGCAAAGGTAGAAGCGGCAGTAAACCCATTTAGGAGGTATTAGGATATGACAACAGACAAATATCTTTCACAGATAAGCAGAATTGACCATGCGATTGCAAATAAGCTGGAAGAAATAAAGAAGCTATCTGATATGGCAACTTCTATATCCATATCTCCGAAAGAGGTGGATGTGCAATCATCCGGCAATCCCGACAAAATGGGGAGCGCGGTATCGAAGATTGTTGATTTACAGAATGAGGTTCAGAAACTTGTAGACGAATTGGTTGATAAAAGACGTATTATCATATCACAAATTGACAGTATGGATAATACAGATGTATATATCGTGCTTTCATCACATTATGTCAATGGAAAAGATTGGAACTTGATCTCTGTTGAGATGAAATATTCCTACAGGAACATTATGAAACTTAGGAAAAGAGCATTGCAGGAGTTTGAAAGACGTTATGGACAGCTTTATTCTGAAAAGAGTGCATAAAAGTACACAATAGTTCACACTCTTTCACAACATTTCCCAAAACTTGCATGATATACTAAAAGAGTAGAAAAACAAATTTCTACAACCCCCAAAGTATATAACCCGTAAAAGGCACTGTCAGAAATGGCAGTGTTTTTTATTTACAAGAAAGAGGTTGCTATGAAAAAAGTAACTATATATTGCCCGGATTGCGGAAGAATTGCCGGACATTATGATGGGAGATCTACGATAGACCATCCGTGTAAATGTAAAAAATGCAATCATATTGTGATTTATCGCGTGGCAACAGGCAAGATTGAAACGAAGCCAATACCGAAACGCGCTTGCAGTAGTGGAGTTTTATTTATATGAAGAATACACAGTATTTCCATGACCTTGTAAAAGGAAGATACGGAAGAAAAATTGCATATGCTAACGTAGAACAGATTACTGCAGACAATATCGTAAATGTTGTCGGAAACTGCATTGGTGCATTTTATTTCAACAAGACGATCATTCGGTATCTTTGGAACTACTACAAGGGCGATCAGCCTGTATTGTACCGAACAAAGGTACAAAATGCGGATATAACCAATAAGGTATCTGAAAACCATGCCTATGAGATTGTTCAATTCAAGGTTGGTCAGACTTACGGTGAGCCAATTCAGCTTATCAGCAGAAAAGACGATGACCGAATAAACAATGCCGTTGATGAATTTAACGATTATCTGACCGATGCTAATAAGCAGGAAAAGGATATTAAGGCAGGAGAGTGGCAATCAGCAACCGGAACGTCATTTAAGGCGGTACAGATTACAAAAAATGGAGATATACCATTTAGGATTGTTGCGCCAACACCAATGAATACATTTGTTATTTATAATGAATCCACAGAAGAACCACTTTTAGCAATCCAAGAGCTTAAGGATGCCGATGGACAGATGTATAAACTCTGCTACACGGACTCTTACGAATGCAAGATTGTAAATGGAGAGGTTCGAGGTTGGAAACTGCATGGTTTTGGTGGAATCCCGATTGTCGAGTTTCCGAACAACCATGAGCGCATTTCTGATATTGAGCTTGTGATCGGACTATTGGATGCAATCAATACAATGCAGTCAAACCGAATGGATGGCGTTGAGCAGTTTGTTCAGTTTTGGGTAAAATTCGTAAATTGCGAGGTTGATGAAGAAACATTTAAAAAAATGAAAATGAATCACGCTCTTACAGTTAAGTCTATCAACAAAGATAATAAATCAGATGTTGACATTATGACGCAAGAGCTGAATCAGACAGAGTGCCAAGTTGCAAAGGATGATCTGTGGGATAATGCACAGTCCATTCTTGCCATACCAAATAAGAACAACAATAATTCCGGTGGAGATACACAGGGAGCGGTTGAACTTAGAAACGGATGGGACTTCTCAAAGTCGAGAGCAAAACTGAAAGACCCGATTGTAAAGTCGGCTGAAAAAAGACTTGCGAAAGTTGTTTTGAATGTGATTCGCATACGGGATCATGATTTGGGATTAAGTTTGCGCGACTTCGACGTTCAGATAAATCATAGTCCACAAGACAATATGTACACCAAGTCACAGACACTATATCAGCTTTTACAAGCCGGTATTCATCCACTTGTGGCAATTAAATCTGTCGGACTTTGGGGAGATGCAGAAAAGACATTTCTGTTGTCAAAGCCGTACTTGGATAATCTGTGGAAAACCATTGATGATGTAGAAGCACAGGAACAGAAAGCAAAAGAATTGATAAATAAAATGAATACAGATGGCACACAGAGCCAGACAAACAAAGATAAGACAGTCACCGAGTGATCGGTGGCTGTTTTTATTTTATAAATTTGCACCTATGCGTGAAATAGGAGAAATCACAAGTTGAGCAACCAACGTAAAAAAGCGTAGTGAATCGGAGGTAATCATGACAAGAGAACAGGCAAAACAGAACCTTATCGCTATCGGAGTGGCAGAGCCTACGGATGAACAGGTAAGCAATTATCTGAATCAGGTCAATGGCGAAACAAAGAAAGAGAAAGACAGAGCCGATGGCTACAAGGCTAAAGCTGACACAGCAGATGGTTTACAGAAACAGCTTGATGAATTGCAAGCTGGAAATCTGACAGAGCTTGAAAAGGCAAATAAGGCATTAGACACAGCTAATCAGCAAATTGCAGAGTTGCAGAAAAATAATGCTATTAGAGATTTACGTGAAAAGGCTATGACCGATTTCAAGGTAACCGCAGAGCAGGCAAAAACAATTGTAAAAGAAGATGGCAGCTTTGATACAGCCGAACTTGGAAAGATTATGTCCGAAAAAGAGACCGCCGCAGCGCAAGCCAAGGAACAGGAGATTGCAAATGGCAGTACGAATCCGGGCGGTGGCACGGCTGGTGGTAATAAGGCCGGTGCAGATAATAAGACAAATGCTGAAAAGATAGCAGAAAGCCTTATATCTAATGCACCTAAGAACAATGACGTTTTATCACATTACATTCAACAATAACAGGAGGTAAAAAATGGCAAAGGAAATGAATATGCAGTACGAAAAAACTTCATACGCAGGAGATGTTCAGATTTTAAAGAGAGATCCTAATGAAGCAATTCCATTAACACTTGATTTTGATGGTGTAACAACTAAAAACGCACAGAGCAAGAAAATTGTCAAAGCAGGTACTCCAATCGGAGCAAACGGTAAGGCTGACAATACAGCCACAGTAGTAGGTATTTTAAGGTTTGATGTAACAGAGGACAGACCACAGGGAGTACTGCTCAAGAAAGCATATCTTAACACAAAGGTAGCAGAAGCACATTCCGGCGTTACATATGACGAAGCGGTTAAAACAGCTCTTCCAATGATTGTATTTGAATAATAACAGGAGGTAAATAGATGTTAATTAATGAAGTATTAGACAGTAAGTCTATCGCATTATCGGCAAAAGAAAACGCTAGTAATCAGATACCTTATCTTGGTTTACAGTGGTTTCCAGAAAGAAAGAAGCAGGGGCTTGATTTAAGTTGGATTAAGACACACAAGGGTTTACCGGTTTCGCTTGCGCCATCTAACTTTGACACAATTCCAACTCTTAGAGCTAGAGGTGGATTAAGTAAGGAAAAAACTCAGATGGCATTTTTCCGTGAGGGAATGACAGTTGGTGAAGAGGAAATGCTTGAAATCGAGCGTATTCAATCAGAAGACGACCCTTATCTTGCAAGTGCTTTGTCAAGCGTATATGACGATACTAACAACCTTGTAAGCGGCGCAGAAGTTGTACCGGAGCGTATGAGAATGTCGCTTCTTTCCACAAATGCAGGTCATCCGGTAATTGCTATTGTAAGTGATGGCGTTCAGTACGCTTACGATTATGACAAGGATGGTTCATACGCAAAAGACCATTACGCAAAGTTATCCGGCACAAGCATGTGGAGCGATACAGCTAATTCAAAGCCACTTACAGACCTTAACAATGCAAGAAAGAAGTTACAGAAGCAGGGTAAGATTGCTAGATATGCGCTTATGAACAGCAATACATTCCAATACCTGCTTGATAATGCACAGATAAGAAACTCGATCCTTGCACAGAACCTTACAGCAACTATTGAGGTTGACGATGATACTGTTATTTCAGTAGTGCAGAAGAGAGCAAAGCTCACTATCGTACTTTACGATAAGATGTACATTGATGATGATGGCAAAGAGCAGTACTTCTACCCGGATAACAAGGTTACACTTCTTCCAGAAGGAAGCCTTGGAAGCACTTGGTTCGGCACTACACCGGAAGAAAGAACTGCAAGACAGGTACCTAATGTTGATGTGACAACATATGGCGTAGGTATTACAGTCGCTACAAAGACAGAGTATGGACCACCTATGAAGATGTCAACATTTGCATCCGAGGTTGTACTTCCATCGTATGAAAATATGGATAGCACATTTGTATATGAGGTTCATAGCGAAGAGTAGGGGGTGCAACTATGAAATATCCATATATAGTGATTCATAATGGTAAATGGTATAACGCAGGAGAAGAGGTGCCGGAGAGTAATTCTCCGGTATCTTCCGTTGGGTATACAAAGACCGAAATCAACAGAATGAGTACCGCAGACTTGCAAAAACTTGCCACGGAGCAGGGGATTGAAAATGCACAAACAACAAGCGGTGCGGAACTGAAAGAAATTCTGATTGCAAAATTTAATCTGTAGGAGATCGCTTATGTCATACACGCTTGTCGAACAGGTAAAGATTCGCTTAAAACAATTTCATATAGAAGAGGTAGAGGATGAAGAGACCGGGGAAAAGTCCGATAAAGTTGTGTTTGATGAAAAAGAATGTAACCCTTTGATTGAACAGCTTTTAGAGCAGGCAAGAAAAGAGATTATCAGCAGACGGAACTATCCGGACACATACGCGCAAGACCAGATTGACAGTGATGTTAAGAATTATGAAAACATTATGGTCAATTTGGCAGTGTACGATCGCTCACAAGCCGGTGAAGCTTACATGGCAAGTTTCTCCGAAAACGGTGTGAGCCGGACATGGAAAGACCGTGAAAGTCTTTTTGCTGGTGTGTTTCCGTTTGTAAAAGCAATGTAATTAAAGAAGATTGAGCGTTAGCATTTTGCTGATGTCAGCAATATGTTAGCAGGCGGCGCACATTAAGCGGTGGTGGGCAGTGTGTCAAAAGGAGATTCAAATGAAAAGTATTTTGATTCAAACTTATCTTGTGGCACTTCCGATAGTGCTTGGATATATAGTTTGGCTTCTTAAACAGCAAAAGAAAAGTAGGGATGCGAACAGTAAGGGGACAATGCTCCTTTTGCGCGTCCAACTTATTGAATACCATGCAAAGTACACCAGAATCGGAGAAATACCGTCATATGCCTATCAGAACTTCTGTGAGATGTATGATGCGTACCATGCGTTAGGTGGGAATGGAATGGTTACGAAAATGAAACATGAGATTGAAGAAATTCATATAGGGAAAGGAGATAAAAGCCATGAGAAATTGGAAAGATTGGACTAAGAAAGCCGGAATCCGAGCAATCAAGACTGTTGCGCAGGCGGCAGTTGCCGGAATTGGAACGGCGGCATTTATGGGCGCGGTGGATTGGAAATATGTTCTTTCTGCATCAGTCCTTGCCGGAGTGTTATCGCTTCTGACAAGTGTTGCCGGAATCCCGGAGGAAAACGCCAATGCTTGACATTAACAAGCAGAAAATGAAGTATTCGCAAGGCGGTCAGAGGGTATTCATCCCACAAACTGACGAAAATGGAGATATTGTCTATGAAGGGTACAAGGATTCCGATGGGAACTTTGTACCTTATTTAGATTCCGAAGGCAACAAGATTCCAAAAGGCGAGGAAGTTGAAGGGTTTTCAGAACCTACGACATTCCAAGCAAATATCAGCAATAAGTTGTCGGAAGCCCTTGTGAAAGAATTTGGAATTGATGATAGTACATCATACTGTCAGCTTGTCACGGATAAAGGATATTTACCACTGAAAGCCGGTGACGTTGTGTGGAAACGTTCGGAAGTAAAACGCACTGATGATGGACTTGTAGATTCAGAAACCGCAGATTACATCGTAAAAGGTGTTGCTGATGAAGGACTGACCACGGATTTGTTTCTTCTTCGAAAAAATATTAAGTAGGTGATTGCATGGAGGGAGATTGAAATGTGTATGACTGTAATGGGAAAAGACGGAAAATTGCATCGTTATGGTGGAAACGAAGTAGAACTTGTTGGAAAAATTGGAGATAAGAAACACATTCCGATAACCCACGAAGAGATTGTGAAATCAGTTTCAGAAGGAGTAAGAGAAGCAGTAGAAAATGCTAAAGGTATCAAGATATGGCAAAACCTATTTCAATGACACTATCCACTAAGTCCATACAAGCCGCTATAAAGGAATTAGAAAAGTACCGCGATAGTTTACAGGCTAAATGCGATTTACTTGTTTCTAGGCTTGCACAGATAGGTCAGACGGTGGCAATACAACACATATCGGAATCACCAATAGGGAACACGATAACGATAAGAGTAGATAAATCACCACAGTTAATGATCTCGAACGCGATTCTGATTGCAACCGGAAAAACGGTAACGTCAGAAGATAGAGAACCGTTCTATACTTTGTTGGCGGTAGAGTTTGGGTCTGGAATTTTTTACAATTCCGAAGAGAATCCAAAAGCACCGGAACTTGGATTCGGTGTCGGCACGTATCCGGGGCAAATACACGCTTTTGAAGATGGTTGGTACTATTGGGACGATAAGACCGAAACATGGCGTTATACCCACGGTATCAAAGCCACAATGCCTATGTACAACGCGGAACAACAGATTATACAACAGTATGTAAAGATTGCAAGGGAGGTATTTGGTGGAAAATGAGTTAAACAGTTGGGCACTTGATTTTGAAGATACCTTATGTTCCCTTTTGAAATCGTACATGGAAAGCAAGGTAAGAGGAATTAAAGTGACGCAAGATGAAGAATCGGGTGGCACCGCAATATTCCCGACACTTTTAGTCAGACAAATCGGTGGCACAGAAGCCGGACGAACGAATGAAGCAAAGACAATCAACGCAATTCGCCCAACATTTCAAATCACAATTACAAACAAAGGTTCAAGAAAAGCAACTAAGGACATCGCAGCATATGCGGTGTCTTTTTTTAAACAACAAATGTTTGAGGTATCAAATATAATCCCAACAATTTCCAAGCAAGTGCGAACGGTTACATTCCGCGCAACTCGCGTAATTGGAAACGTTGAGCATTTAGATCAGCTATAAGCAGAAAGGAAGTAGAAAATATGGCATCAACAAGTTATAGAACGCGTGTCATTGTAAAAGAGCACACGGAAAAACAGGCTGACTTTGCAGGAACATATAATCTTTTGGTTGCGGCTAAGTCAGTTCCAAGCCCTGCGTCACCGCCAAACACGGTAGAGTCAACAACGATGGAAGATGATCAGCAGACTTTTGAAAAAGGAATTAAGACTTCTGATTCAAGAGAAATCACAGGAAACCTTGAAAAAGAATATCTTTCAAAGGTGGATGGATATGGAGATAAAAAACTTGATATTATTCATCTGTACGGAACGGACGGTATTGGCGGTGTGGCGAAGTACGCATATGTAGGAACTGCAACAGCCACACCTAACGATGTAGGTGGAAATGATGAAATTCTTGAAATGACGGTAACAGTTATTCCAAGTACAGCATCAGAGCTTGTTACGGATAAGCTGACTGTCGTTGATAATAACGATGGAACATTCACTGTAACAGTGGTGGGGTAAAAAGCCTATCGGACGAGCAATCGACCGCACTGGTAGGCGAGGATGAACGGTCGATAGCAGAACTTGAAGCAATAAGATAAGCAACAATGGGGCGGTGGCAACACTGCCCCTTGCCAATATAGGGCAGAAAGGCAAGGTAAAACATGAAAGTAAAGTTAGGAAATAGCGAATATTCAATCAAATTTGGTTTTAAACCAACATTAAAGTCGCATCTTATCAAAGATGTATCAGAGTCGGTAAGTGAGCAGGACGGAAGCTTAGAATCCGTAGAGAAACTGTTACTTGAAACACTTCCTAAAATGCTTCTTGTAGGATTACAAATAAACCATAAGGACGAGTTCGGATATGACTACGAAACAGGGGAAGGATATGACGAGCAGTTCCAGAAGGTGCTTGATATGCTTTCCGAAAAGATTGACAATGGCGAAATCAACTGCCTTGAATTGTTTAATGAGTTAGAGTCCGAGTTGGAGTCAAACAGTTTTTTAGCGCAAATGATGGAGACGGAGAAGAAGAATCAAACGCCGGCGAAGAAAACTCCATCCAAGACAGCCAGCAAGAATTAACATGGGAATATTACGTTGCGGAAATCCGTCCGTTTTACCTTGTGGTAACGAAAGGCTACGGATTTTCCGTTGATGATATAGATATGATGAATCCAGAGTTGCTTAAACCTTATGTGGATGCATATAAGGCAGAATGGAAGCAACGCGACATGGAAATGTATATGTGGTTTGGCAGATACGCAACGTCAGCACTTGTGACCGCAATAGACGCGACATTCGGAAAGGGAAATAGCAAGTATGTAAAAGAGACTTGCTACGATTCTATCGAAAAGCATAATACGGACGATCCCGATGCAGAGATACGAGAAATGCTTAAGGCAGAAGAAGAATGGGCGGCTAAATCAAGGCAATCACATTTACCAAAGCCAAAGATAGTTTAAGAAAAGAGGTATTGCTATGGCAGTAATTATCGGAAGTGCGCGGCACGATGAACACGGAAATTGCTATTCTGGTGGAAAAGCCGGAGATCAGACCGGACAGGAAGTGTCTACACAGAAGTTTTATAACCATTCTAAGGGATGGTACGTGCTAAGAGCGAAGGACGATAGGGTTGCTGAGAAGTTAGCAGAAGCTATGAAAATTGCATCTGATAACAAAAATATCGGCTATGACCAATCGGAACGCTACGGAGTCATTAAGCATGGAATCAACACAAAAGTCAAGACGGAATGCGATTGCTCTTCCCTTGTACGTGCCTGTATTATCTATGCATCCGGTAAGGATGTGGGAGATTTTAATACATCCAATGAACGACCGGTAATTTTGAAATCCGGTTTGTTTGATGATATGGGTTCTTATCATGCCGGGTTTATTCTTCGCAACGGAGATATTCTTGTGACACGCATAAAAGGGCACACAGTTATTGTTGTAAGCGGCGCGAAGAAAAGCAAAGCCAAGTATTATCCGAAGTATAAGGGAAACTCAAACTCAATCGTTGAAGCGTTAAAAGCGGTTGGGGAAGATGATGTGTCGAAAGAACATCGTGCGGAAATCGCAAAAAAGAACGGATTTTCCAATTTTAAGTTTACGTCAGAGGAAAATTCAAAGATGCTTTCTCTTTTGAAAAAGGGAAAACTGAAAAAGTAATTCAAGGGCGGTAGGGGTCAAATCCTACCGTCTTTTTCTTATGTAGAAAGTTGGTGGATAGATGGAATTAGAGTCTCTTGAAATAAAAATCCAAGCACAGGCACAACAGGCAAGCGGTCAGATAGATGCGCTTGTGACAAGGCTTGGGAGATTATCTTCCGCACTTTCCGGGCTTAACGCTGGAAATCTGAATAGTCTTTCCACAGGGGTAAACCGACTTGCAGGGGCAATGACGACAATGCGTGGAATTGACACACGGACTTTTTCTGCAGTGGCAAGAAATGTGAGCAAATTAGGCTCTATCAACAGCAGACAGATTAATGCCGCGGCTGGTTCTATGCGTCAGATTTCCAACGCGGTAAAAGGGCTTTCTGGAATGTCAGCATCTGTCAAAGGTCTGACCGACCTTGCATCTGCAATCAAACAGCTTGGCTACCAGAGTTCCACCAAGGCGATTGAAAATATTCCAAAACTTGCTACGGCAATGCGACAGCTTATGTCTGAACTGTCGAAAGCCCCTAGCGTAAGCCGGAATATTATTGACATGACAAACGCATTGGCAAAATTATCGCGTACCGGTGGAGCGGCAGGAACAGCGGCAAAAAGCATCACAAGCTCATTTAGCGGATTTAGTTCCGGTGCTTCTGCGGTTACCAAGAAGTCTTTCTCTCTTGCGTCTGCAATCGGAAAAGTGTATGCAACGTATTGGACTCTATTCCGAGGATTTAGGCTACTTGGAGATGCTATTGATATATCATCCTCACTGACAGAGGTTGAAAACGTTGTAAGGCAGACATTCGGGCAGTATGAAAGCCTAATTAACAATTTCGCAAAAACATCAATTGAAAAATTTGGTATGTCCGAATTGTCCGCAAAACAGTTTGCAAGCCGTTTCCAAGCAATGGGAACTGCCCTTGATATTCCACAGGGGAAAATGGCAGATATGTCTATCCGGTTGACAGAATTAGCCGGAGATATGGCTTCATTCTATGATGTGAGTCAAGAAGATATTGCCAAGAGTCTGCAATCTGTATTTTCCGGTACTACGGCACCTATGCGGCGTTATGGTATCGACTTGACACAGGCAACATTAAAGGAATGGGCATTAAAACAAGGACTTGATGCAAACATTTCCTCAATGACGCAGGCTCAAAAAGCCATGTTGCGTTATCAGTATGTGCTTGCGCATACAACCAATATTACCGGAGATTTCGCACGTACAGCAGATACGTGGCATAACCAAATAACCATGCTTAAAGAGAATTTCAAAGCACTTGGAGCGGTTGTTGGTGGTGGTTTAATCAATGCATTTAAGCCGTTTATCAAGGTACTTAATGCAGTTCTGCAAAAGGTTATTTCTTTTGCGGAAATGGTAACAAATGCTTTAGGTTCAATCTTCGGATGGAAGTATGAAGCAAGCAAAGGGGCAGGAATCAGCGGTCTTGCTGATGATATTGGAAGCGCATCTGACGGCATGGACGATTTAAGTAATGCCGCAGGAAACGCAGGGAAAAACACGGGTGGTATCGCAAAAAATGCCAAGAAAGCAAAAAAGGAAATCCAACAGGCAACTCGTGCATTTGATGAATTAAAGGTTATTTCAAAGCAGAGTAAAGACAAGGGTTCCGGTTCTGGCAATAAAGGTTCTGGATCTGGTTCAGGTGCTGGTGGCGGCACCGGTGCTGATGGTGGTTTAGTTCAGACCGACACCATCTTTAAGAAATTCAAAAGCAACATCAAAGACCTTGAAGGACTTGGAAAAGCGATTTCCGGTGCTCTTATCAATGCAATGCGAGGCATCAAGTGGGATGAGGTATACGCCAAAGCGTCCGGCTTTGGTAGTGGACTTGCAAAATTCCTTAATGGACTATTTGAGGGTCAGAAAGGTACAACGCTTTTCGGAGAAACCGGAAAGCTGATAGCTAATTCATTAAACACGGTACTTCATGGTTTAGATTCATTTGGCACAACATTTAATTGGAAACAATTTGGAAATTCAATTGCAGACGGAATAAACAAGTTTTTCCAAAACTTTGACTTTGCATTATTGGCTCAAACACTTAATTCGTGGGCGCAAGGCGCGTTTGATGCAGTTACGACAGCATTAAGTAAAATTTCATGGAAGGATGTTTGGAAAGGCGTCAAGGAGTTTTTAAGCAACTTAGACGTAAAAACAGTTGCAATTATCATCGGTGCGCTGACAATCAAAAAAATCCTTGGATTGCATCTTGCAAAAACAGCACTTGATATAATCGGAACTTCCATTTCGAAAGCAATAGCCGGTTCACTTGCATCAAGGCTTGGCGTTGAAATTGCGGCAAATGAGGGAATTTCAGCGGTATTGTCTACCACTCTGTCAAAAAAAATAGGAGGGGCGTTTGCTACACTTGGGGCAACTGTTTCGGCTGGCGCAAAAGCCTTATTCGGCAGTGGAGCCGCAGAGAGCGCGCTTGCATTTATAAGCCCTGTTGCAAAAGCAATAACCGGAATAGGCTCAGTTGCGATTGGCGCATTTACTGCAATATCAAACTTTGTGACCATGTTAAAAAACGGATTCAGTTGGCTTAATGAAGCACTTATGCTTGTCGGAGTTACGATTACGGCAGTCGGAGCGGTTATTTTAGGGGTAGCGGCAGCACCGGCAGCGATTATCGCAGGAATAGTAGCTGCTGTTGCAACGGCAACTGTAGTAGTTAAGGATCATTGGAAAGAAATAAAAGGAATTTTCTCAAAAGCAGGAGATTGGTTTAATACTAATGTGATTAAGCCAATAAGCGGTTTTTTTAAGGGATTATGGGAATCTGTTTCCGGTTTTTTCTCTTCTTTATGGAAAGATATATCCGGTGTATGGAAAACAGTTTCTGGATGGTTCAATACTAATGTTATAACTCCTATTGTTTCATTTTTCCAAGGATTTTCGAAAAGAGTTGGTCAAATCTTTGAAGGATTGTGGATCATTGTCAAGGCGGTATGGATTGTTGTTTCTGATTGGTTTAAATCAAAGGTAATAGAGCCAATAAAAAAGAACTTTGAATTATTGAAATCGGTAGTATCGACCATATTCAAGGTTCTATGGACAACTGTGAAATCGGTATGGGCGGTGGTTTCCGGTTGGTTTAAGGAGCATGTTACAACACCTATTAAGAATTCTTTTAGCTCAGCAAAAGAATCTATCCAGAAAGCATTTAGCGCGGCAAAGACAGCGGTAATCGGTGTATGGAATAGTGTTTCTAGTTGGTTTAAAGAACATGTAACCACCCCGATAAAAAATGCTTTCTCGAAGATGAAAGAAAGTGTAACTGAAATATTCAGCAAATTATGGAATAGCGTGAAAAGTGGTGTTGCCGGGGCAATGAACACCGTAATTTCAAGAATTGAAACAGCAATAAATTCATTGATCGGTGGAGTGAATACCGTTTTGAAAGGGTTTAACAGTGTTGTTTCTGCGGCGGCTAAAGTAGCGAAGGTAAAGTGGAGCGGAGTCGATCTTGTGCCGAAAGTGAGCCTACCTAAAGTAAAGGCTTATGCAACGGGCGGTTTTATGGATAAATATAGCATAGCAACAGTTGGAGAAAATGGGCTTCCGGAAATTATGGGAACAGTCGGAGGCAAGCCAGCGGTCGCAGGAAGCCAAGAAATTACTGGAATCAAAGATGCTATCAATTCAACATCTGCGCAAGAGGTTTCCTTATTGCGACAGCAAAATCAGTTATTACAAGCTATTTTACAGAAAAATTTCGGAATTACTACAAACGACATAGGAAAAGCCGCAAGGGATTATGGGAGAGAACATTACAATCGAACCGGAGACAATGTATATGTTTTTTAGTGACTTTTATAATCGAACGTGATATAATTCTAAATAAATCATATCACAAGAAAGGAGTCATTATGAGAAACGCAAAAAAATTATTAGTAGCGATGGGATTGGCATTTGCCGTTTTGATTTCGGCTATGCCAATCCAAAATGCAGATGGGAAACAGATTGTTGCACAGGCGGCAGCTATCAAATTAAGCAGAAAGACTCTTAATTTAAAAATTGGAGAGTCCGCAACATTAAAGATAAGCGGAATGAGGAAAACTGCTAAATGGAGTAGTGGCAATAAATATGTTGCTTCTGTAAACAAGTATGGAAAGGTTCTGGCGGTTGGAGAAGGAACAACGTACGTAAAAGCAAAAATTGCAAAGAAAACGCTTTCTTGCAAAGTTACCGTCACTTCTTCCTTTAATGCGAACCAAGTAAAGAAAAACATCTCAATTGAATACCAAGATAGTGGTCATGGAGTTGTTGCTATCTTGAAAAACAACAACAAGGTAACTGTTGATCTGGACGCAAAACTTGTATACTACAAAAACGGTAAAATGCTGGATAGCAAAAGCGATTGTAACAGAGCTTTTGAATCCGGTAAGGAATGTGTTCTTTATTTTGACGCACCGAGCGATTCTGATTATAACGATGTTTCTTATGATAACTATAAAATGTCGTTGAGTGTTGATGAAGCAACAAATGCTGTTTGTGATGTTCGTAATATAATGGTTCAATCGGACATTGGAGCAGATAATGTTACGGTTGAAGCTACAAACGATTCCGGAAAAGATTTTTCATTTGTAAAAATTTCTTGCGTAATGTATGATGCATCTGGCAACTTGATCAAATATGATTATCATTATGCAGAATGTGAAAAGAATGGAGACACCGATTATTTCTCGTTTAGTTTTCCGTACGATTCAAATTACGATACGATCTATCCGAGCAGTTATAAGATATATGTTGATGAAGCATATACATATACTTGGTTACAATAAAAATTGAAAGATAAATGATACTTAAGCCGTGGAAACACGGCTTATTTTATTGGCATCTACCAAACGGTAGATGCTATTTTTATACCCATTTTTAGGAGGTAAACGATGGGATATGGTGGATATTTAGTAAAGTTTGGCAATTATACCATACCGAACAATTTAATAAAGCAGGACACGTTTAGTTCCTATGTAAATATGCAGGACAAAGACCCTTGGACGGATGAAAACGGATATGAGCATCGTGATGCCGTGGAACTGAAAGCCTTAAAGGTCGAGTTTGAAACTAAAGCCATGCTGACCGAAAAGCAGTTTGATGATTTTTGGAAGAATATCGAGAAGAACTATACCAAGGCAAAGGAGCGTGGCGGTTATATCACGGCATACGTGCCAGAGAAACGCGGGTATGTGACACAGTACGGATATATCGCTGACATTCAGCCTACGTTCTATTCTGTGGCACATGGGAAGATAAAATATGACGCAATCAAATTTTCGTTTGTAGGTGGTGTATATGATAAATAGCAATTTGAAAGAAAAGTATTGGGATTCCGCGACAGATAAGCAGATGGTCATATCTGTTGTTGGAACGAATCAAAAAATAGACAATTCGATGCTTGAAATCGGTACGTTTGCGCTCGAAGAAAGTCTTTGTTCGGAGTCTGAATTAAAGTTTGGAGCGTGCGAAGCGAATTGCGTAAAATTCACGGCACGAAACACCGCAGGAAACATTATTGGAAAGACAATCTCTATCGAAGAAACGATTGACGGAGATAGCGAAAACCCGATGCCATACGGAGTTTTTAAGGTTGCATCCGATGTTCCTACGGCTGACCGAACAAAACGGCAGATTACGGCATATGACGCTATGTATGACATTATCAATACGGATGTAAAGTCTTGGTATGCAGGACTTAGCTTTCCAATGACACTTAAGCAGTTCCGTAATAGCTTTTTTGCGTATCTTGGAATTGCGCAAGTAGAAACAAGCCTTGCCAATGATTCCATGACGGTCAATAAGACGATTGTAGCCACACAGACGGACGATTCAAGCGCAGTCACAGAAGAGTCCGCTATCAGCGGAAAAACGGTTGTGACGGCAATCTGTGAGATTAACGGATGCTTTGGAAATATCAACCGAGAGGGAAAGTTTGAGTATGTCTTTCTGAAAGCAATCACAAGCGCACTTTATCCGGCAGAAGATTTATTTCCGTCTGACAATTTATTTCCGTCTGATGCAAACACAGAATCCATGACCGGACACTATATCACGTTTGATTATGAAGACTTCAAAAGCAAGGCAATCACGCAACTTGAAATCAAGACAAGCGAAGATAATGCAGGTGCTATTGTTGGAACTGCTGGAAACAACTATTCGATTACAGGAAACTTTCTTGTATCAGATAAGACCGGAGCGGAGCTGGAGCAGATTGCAAATAACCTATTGCCGATTATGAAACAGGCGGTATACACACCGATTAAAAGCTGTACGTGTGTCGGGAATCCATGTCTGACACTTGGAGAACCCATCCGGTTCAATACCACAAGAGAAATTGTTGAAACATATCTATTGCAGCGCACCCTAACCGGAGTGCAAAGCAAGAGAGATTCAATATCGGCACAGGGCACGGAAATACACAGTGCAAAAGTTAATTCCATGCGTGAAACATTGGAAAGCGTGCAAAGGCGCACAGGAAAACTTGAACGTAATGCAGATCATCTGTTGTCGCAATACGAAGATTTAGAGGAACAGACAAATACCAAGTTTGAGCAGACCACAAAAAGCATTGTCGCAGAAGTCAATCGTGCGCAAAAAGCGGAAGGGCAATTAGACGCATCATTGGAATTGAAGTTAGGCAGAGATGAGAACGACCAAGTTGTTTCTATGATCAATGCCAGCGCAGACCAGATTGTGTTGCGCGGAAACCGATTGATTGTAGAGTGTAACAACTTTGAACTTGATGCCGATGGGCGAGTACACATAATAGAATCTCTGCTTTTTGACAGTGGTGAGGTATCTGGTGTAGAGATATTAGGGCATGACGGAAGAAATAATGCGTTATTGCAGAATGTTAAGTTGGACTTATTATCTGTTACTGATGCAAACGGGGAAAACTTGGCGACAGAAAGTTATGTTGACAATTCGCTGAGCAACTACGCAACCAAAAGCGAATTGCCAAGTGGGTATTTTACAGATGTAGACTATACACTTAATGATAAGTCTACAACCAAATATTCGCCCAGACACTTTAATAAAGTGTCTAATTTTGGCTCGAGGGAAAGTACCTTGGATATCGAGGGTCTTTTGATTTCTATTCCGAGTTCCGATAAAAGGCTGAAAAATAATATACAATCATTAAGGGATATTAAAAGTGTATATATGGCAATGTGCCCGGTTGAATATACATGGAAATCCGGATACATCACGCAACACACAGGCTTACAGTTTGGTTTAATTGCGCAGGATTTAGAGAAGATTTTGGAAGATGCCGGGCTATCTGATAGTGGGCTTGTGCTGAAAGAGGATGCCGAAGAGGATGAAAAAGCAATTCACGGAGATTCAAAGACATGGAAAATTGACAAGGAAAATCTCCATGCAATGCACATACAGATGATCCAGATGCAGCAGAAAGAAATCGAACTTTTGCAGCAGAAAAACGAAGATCTGGAACGCAGATTATCAGCGTTAGAAAGGAGTGTGAACCATGCAGAAAATTTATAGCCGGACATACTGGGAGAATTTTCCAAGCGAGAAAACAGCAATTGATGCCATGCGGTTAAATAATGCGGAAGCCGGCATTGACAATCTGGATGATCGTGTGGTTGCTATGGATGCGTCTAAGGTTGATTTGGCAAAGGCAAATGAGCTTGTGAAAGAAATTCTGTGGGATGAATCAAAGGGAACGATCACTGTTGTGAAAATGAACGGTTCCAAAACAGTCATTGATACCAAGTTGGAGAAGCTGGCTGTGAATTTTAGCTATAACCCGCAGACACAGCAACTTGTGATAACACTAGATGATGGCACAGTACAGAACGTGGATCTATCCGCGCTAATCACGCAGTATGAGTTCTTGGATTCTGATACAATCGCATTTGCAATCGGCAGCGACGGTAAGGTGTCCGCAATCGTGAAAGAGGGAAGTATCCAAGAAAAGCATCTGCGCCCAGATTATCTTGCAGATATTAAAGTGGAATCTGCCAAGGCGGTAGCATCTGCCAAAAGCGCAGGGGCGTCCGAAACCAACGCGGCAAAATCTGCCACAGACGCAAAGGACAGCGCAGACCGGGTACAGGGAATCGAAGACGAGATTAACAAGAAACTCACAATGACAGAATTTGATGTGAATGAGGATGGGGAGTTGATTTACACGGACAATGCGGCATATAACTTTACCGTTGATAATAACGGAAATTTGAATTGGGAGGTGGCTTAATATGGCAGTGGCAGGTAGAGTAGCAATCGTGCCTAAAGGCGAGTGGAGCGCAGATGCTACATATAAGAGATTGGATGCAGTGACTTATAACAATACGCTTTATTTTGCAAAAAAGGAAGTTCCGGCAGGAACGGCAACGAGCAATACGGAATACTGGTCTAAGTCTATCGTGGGCGGTGCTGGTGGTGTTGCTACGGCTGATGAAGCCGGTGTGGTAAAACCGGCAGACGGACTTGCAGTTGCGGAAGATGGAACACTTAAGGTTAACATTGACGGAACGACTCTTACAATGGATCAGGTCAACAATGTTATTAAGTTGGCTGACACTTTAAAAGAGAAGATCAATGGGGCGTTCCCTGCAGCGAATGTAGTAAACAACCAGATAACAACGGAGACGGGATATGCCCTGGATGCAAGGCAGGCAAATCCGAATCTGGATGGAACACTGGCGAAACAGTTAAGTGATTTAAACGGCAGTTTATTGAAATTTCAAAGGTTTACCGTTACAACAACTGAAATTACCGTAAATTCAGACTCGTATATTCAATTGCTATATCCGCAAAGTTACAAAGAATTGATTGCGCTTATTCCTCTGTTTATCAGACCTAGAAGCCATTGGAATAGTAGAGGTGCTTTTTGGAATTTCGATGGCAGTCAAATTAACTTTCACATTATTGGATTAGAAAGTGCGTCTGCACAGACATTTGATATAGAATATTACTGGGTTTACAAGTAGTCTAATATCAGCCACGATCAATTTATTTGCGTTTGAATTTGATTCCATCCTGAAAAAGAATAATTTACCCCATCATTGGTCGCGTTTCGTCCCACATATAACATGTAGTTACTATAGGCATTAAACGCAAATATTGGATAGTTCCAACTTCGACCTACAATACCAAAAGAATATAATACAAATGGATCGCCACTTGGCATTTCGGAAGAATTCGTAATGTAGTATAATCCAACACTGTCTATATCTTTTATGCTTGAAACTTGCTGTCCATAGACCAGATTATTCATTAAACTGCCGTTTAAGAAAAAATATCGAACAAACATTCGAGAGTAACCTATAAACCATTTTTATATATGAAAGGAATTAAAAAACATGGATAAAATTACTTTAGCCAACAAAGCAGAATTTGGAATTGCCGATGGTGCAAGCCTTGGCAACATTCAGATTCAATCGGCAGATTTTGCCGGAATCGAAACAATCACGAAAGCGTTTTCTGTGGACAATCTTGCAAAAGTGACATTCACCCACAACGGGGAAGTGTCTGGGGAATACACAGACCTTAAATCCGATGGGTTTTCTTACAATCCAAACGTGGGAGAGGACGGGAAAGAAGATGGCACATACACTGTAACTGTTCGACTTCGGACAAAGACAGAAATGGAAAAAGCAATTGATGAACTGAAAGCAGGACATGAAGTAAGCGCCGGGGCAATTCAAGATCTTGCGGATATGGTAGCAGGAGGTGAAGCATAATGGTTAAATTCTACGTGAGACGTATTCTGGTAGACAAGAAAATGACAATTGATGAAGTGCCGATGCGTTGGCGCGCAAAAGTGCAAGAAGAGATCGAGAAACAGCTTTCCGCTTCTCTGCAATGACATTTTCTGTCGAAACTTGCGACCGAAAAATGTTGAAATCATGCATATTACAGTGATACTATGGACTTGTCCGAAAGGACACTTCAAGTTCTGGCATGGGTGGGGTTTGGCATGGCTCCGCCCATAATTGGGGATTGACTATACAGAACGTATGTTCTACAATAATTGTCGAGGTTAGTTATCATTTGAATCGAAAGGGTGGGAGCAATGGATAACAACGAAAACGAGTATTACAAAAGCAAAATCATTGAATTGATTGAAAAATGCGACAATACTAGATGGCTTCGAGCCATATACGTATTTGTAAAAGAACTGTTAAAATAAGAAGAAAGCCAAGGGTTTGCGCATTGCCCTTGGCTTATTTTTATTTCTTCTCTGAAATCATATCAACAAATTCTTCTAGTTTATCCCAGCCATCTTTATCTAGCTGCGCTAGAGCAGAAATCAATTTCTTTTTAAAATTTCCGTCTTCTGATTTCATAACATCTGCAAGCATTTTTGAAATTTGCTCATCTTTTGTTTCCGGCATAAACATTTCTCCGTTTCCGGTGCGAAGCCAATCTTCATTAACGTTGCATTTCTCACATACAAGTTTAATAAATGCATCTGATGGATTCCTTCTTCCAGATTCGTAGCTAGAAATGTTTTCTTTTGATATTTCCAAGTAATTTGCAAATGTTTCCTGAGTTTTCCCATTAGGATTGCTTTTTCTTATCTCCTTTAGGCGCTCCTTCATATTAACACCTCCTTTCAACTTGATTATACAAGTCACAATCGCAAATGTCAACGACAAAAATTGTACAATGTACAAAAATAACTATTGACAAAGATTGTACGGCGTACTATTATAAGAATGTACAAAGTACAAGAAAGGAGAAACAAAAGTGAAAAAACCATCTGTTTCAGATGCTGCATTAGTACTTTCAGCATTTACTTTGCTGTTTCAGATTTTTTGCCATTTTATTTTGCCAAAGCTTTGACAAAATCAATTATTTCTGAATGATGTACAGCAAATTCCATTAAAGCACATATGATAGAAAGAACCACAGAAATCCAACCTTTAATATCCGCTTTGCTTGATGTTTTTAATGCAACATCAGCTTGCGTTTTGGAACTTTCAGCAATCTCTTTAGCTGAATCAGCTTGCAACTTTGCAGAGTCGGCAATATCGTGAAGTTCTTTGCTTGTTTGCTCAATAAAAGTGGTTTGAGCTTCCAACATTTCAATCGGGGATTTGCCATCTTTGTATCTAGGCATTTCGATGTTTGTGACGGATTTGTTGAAAAAATCATCCAATTGTGGACGAGTAGGTATGTAGCGCATATGGAAATCTCCTTAAGTTTTTAAGGAATTATATCATGGAAAGGAAGTGAATTCAATGAGTGAAAAGGAAAAGCGCGTTGTCGAAAAACTTCGTGATGCCATTCCGAATATGACAGATTTTCAGAAAGGATATGTTCTTGGAATGGTTGAGAGTTCTGCTTCGAAACATAGTGAGCAGGGCGAGGAAAACGAAACACATAATGGAAAGGAGAATTAAAATGAGCAATTTTGAATTTCAGAAAGTTAATTCAAGGGTAATTCGTAGCGGTGACAACTATTTGGCAAAGGTTGACTCTGCGGAAACTTTTTCAAGCATTTTCGTTGACGAGGAAACAACATATGGAGTCTCTGTAAGAGATGCACAGATACAGACAGGAGATTCGACTTACACACCTGCAATGGCTTTTACATATTCCATGGAAGATGGTTCCGTGCGTTTTATAGATGTTGTTGTATGTCCGTTACTCGGAACGTTTGTTTCTGACTGGTACTAAATTATAAAGTGGCAGAAAGGGGCATGAATGAAAAAAGTAATCCAATTCATCATAGGTGCGGTCGCAATGGAATATTCCTTAGTTGCCGCGTGCTATATGGATAGTGAGGGCGCGTCCGGGAATATGTCGGCTATTAAATTTGTAGCCGGTGCGGTAATTGCGGCAATCATGTATTACTGGTCGGAAGTAGACCGAAAGAGAGCTGAACTTGATAAAAGAATCAAGAGAAAACGCAGAATGAGAGAGGATGCATGGTAGACGTTGTGTATATAAGTGGTACGAGATGTTCCACGAAAGAAAAGCGTATGCTTGCTGAACTTTTGGCAGGGAAACGAAAGAAACAGAATGATAAAGATAATTTTGAAAAGGTTCTTGACAGAGAAATGGAAAGGAGAAGCAATGGAGAACAAAATAACACTGATCGGTGATGTTGTATCAGCACCAAGGGAAAGCCATACAACGTCAAACGGTAAGAAATTTTATAAATTTTTCATCGGAGTTGAAAGAAAAAGCGGTGTTGCAGATATACTTCCTGTACTGTTTGATGAAGAAATCAGCGATACAGGAATCAGCGGAACGGTATATGTCAGTGGGAAGATAATTGCCCGGCGTGTAAAAACAGGGTCTGGAAAAGCCATTCTTATGTATGTTATAGCTGATACAATCACAAAGCCAGAGGATGATAGCCCTTTGAATGAGGTAAGTCTTGATGGAATTATCGAGGAAAAGCAACTTAGAGAAACACCGCTTGGCCGTAAAATATGTGATTTGAAACTCAAAAACGTAAGAGAAAACGGAAAAGAGGATTTGATCACTTGCATCGCATGGGGAAAGTGTGCAGAATATACGGACTCGCTTGCTTTAGGTGATGCGGTGAGTGCATACGGAAGATTGCAGAGCCGGAGATACAAGAAAACGTGTAAAGATGGTCGCGTTGTGGAAAAAGTTACATATGAGTTGTCAATAAAAGGAATCGTGGGGGTGTAACATGGGAAAGAAAAATATGTTTATGTTCCAAAAGACGAGTATGAAGAACTGATTGAGTGCAAGTTACATATCAACATGTTACACAGATACATTACAAAAGAACATGAGATTAACATCAAATTGCACGGATGCAAACAGGGCACAGCAGGTATGCTGACAATCGAAAATTTGAGCGGATATATGGAGAACGAAAAGCATTTCGATAGGCTGAAAAGAGAATTTAAAGAAAGGGTGAGACAAAAATGCGAATGATTTTAAAATCGTTACATGGGGAGAACTTCAAGGGCATTAAGAGCATTGACATTAAATTTGGGGAGAAAAAGACAAAGATTAGCGGACAGAATGCGTCCGGAAAGACCACGATTTTTGACATATTTTCATGGTTGCTTTTTAACAAGAACAGTGCCGGAGAGGAAAAATTCAATGTTCGTCCATTAGATAAGGACGGAAAGCGCATAGATAACGTGGAAATCAAGGTTGTAGCAGTTTTGGACGTAGATGGTAAGGAAGTAGAGCTTTCCAAGGTTCAGAAACAGAATTGGGTTAAGAAGCGCGGTACCGACACCGTTACTTTGCAAGGAAATATCAATTCATTTGAGATTGACGGTTATCCGAAGAGTGAAGCTGAATTTAAGTCTTATATTTCCGGTTTGGCGCAGAGCGAGGAAATGTTTAAGATGCTGACCAATCCGCAGTATTTTTCTTCTTTGAAGTGGAAAGATCAGCGAGATATTCTGATGAAACTTATTTCTGATTTTTCAGATGTGGAGTTGGCAAAGACAGATGCCAAGTATGCGCCACTGATTGCGGAATTGGAAAAAGCACCGTCTACGGATGATATTCGCTCAAAGTTTTCCAAAGCGTTATCTGAATGGAAGAAGAAACAGGCTGAAATTCCGGTACGTATTGATGAAGCCGAGAAATCTAAGGTTGATGTAGATGTGGCAGAGCAGGAGTTGTTAAAGGCTGACCTGGAGCGGAAGATTGAAGCTGTTGACGATCGTATGGGAAATGCCGGAACCGAGATTGGCAGACTCCGTGGAAAAGAAATACAGTTGCAATTTGATATGTCCGGCATTATGCAGGTCATGAATGACGAACTTTCCGCAAAACGTAGAGGTCTTGACAGTGCCAAGGATGATGCAACACGAGAATTCAATGACTTACATAATCAGATTCAGTCTGCGGAAAATCAGATCAAGGCAAATGAGAAGACAATTTCCGATACAGATGCAGAGCGGAAAAATCTTGGTGTTGAATACAATGCAGAATTTTCCAAGGCATTTGATGAAATGCCATATCTCTTTGACGAATCCAGGTGGACGTTCGATGAGTCCACAACGGTTTGTTCCTTATGCGGCCAGAAGTTGCCAGAAGATAAGATTGAGTCTCTTAAGGCTGATTTTGAGCAGAAAAAGGCAGATGCCAAGGCACGTGCCGCCAAACAGTTAGAGGATGCACGCAAAGCATTTGATGATGCAAAGGGCGCAAAACTTAAAGGTCTGATTGACAAGGGCAACGCTTGCAAGGATGATATTAAGCGATTGACAAAGGAAAACGCCAAGTTGCAGGAAAATATTGTGGCACTCAAAGAGCAGGAGTCCAAGGCACTTGCAAAGCAGAATGATTATGCAAAGCAGTTATCCGAGATCCCAAGTGAAGCTGATTATTCACAGAATGAAGAATATATGAAGCTGAAAGCAGAGCATGACAAGATTCTTGCTGATATTGCCAAGCTGGAATCCGAGGGCGCAGACAAGGTTGTTACTGATTTAAAAGCCGAGAAAGCCGATCTGCAGAGTCAGCTTGAAGATGTGAACAAGGTTATTGCGCAGGCGGCTAACAATGTTGCGATTGATGATCGTATCGAAACGCTTCGTGACGAGCAGAAAGAAATCGGGCAGAAAGTTGCCGATCAGGAACAGATGCTTTACCTCTTGGAAGAATTTATTCGCTTCAAACTGAATAAGGTTTCTGAATCTATCAACAGTCATTTCAAAACAGTAAACTTCAAACTCTTTGAAACGCAATTAAATGGCGGACTTAAAGATTGCTGTGAGTGTACCGTAAATGGCGTTCCGTATTCGACTTTGAACAGTGGTCACAGAATCGTAGCAGGACTCGATATTATCCGCTCATTGAGTGAGTTATACGGTGTGAGCGTGCCGATTTTCGTAGATAATGCAGAATCGCTGAATGAGTTTAATGTGCCGGATATGTATGCGCAGTTAATTCTTTTGAGCGTTTCCGAGGACAAACAGTTGAAAGTGGAGGGTATGTAGAATGAAAATTAGAGTTTCTACAGACGGAATGAACATTTCTGTTGATGTCGGGGATAAAGCAGTTGAACTTTTCTCTAAGATTACAAGCATGCTGATAGACTATCTTCATTTTGATTCCACGAAAGAAATTGAGATCGAGAAACCAAAGTTAGGGATTGATTCGCTTCCAAAAATTCCGAATGTTGTAGTACCGAGCGACATACCGGCACAGCATAAAGAACCTGTTGAAGAGACTTATCACGGATTGACATATAAAGGATTCATCTATTGGAAATGTAAGAAATGCGGAGCGATAAGAGGTTTCTGCTTGAAGAAAGAGAGCAAAGGCATCCATTGCATGAATTGCGGAGATGAGTCACTTTTCGATGAACCATTGAAGCCACTTTATGCGAATTGTGAGTGCGGACAGCGTTTCAAGTACATGACGAATATGGATGAGGAAATGTTTGATATGGATTGCATTGATTGTGGTGCACCAATTCCTATTAAGTGGAACGACCATGATAAATGCTATCAGACCATCAAAAATTAGAAAGTGAGTTATCAGAATGTCAAGAGTAGGGACAAGCAACAACATCACACAGCCGGATGCACGGTGTATGTCGTGCAAGCGTTGGAAGAGTGCAAGTAAAGGGTTCTGGGGAAGAGACGGACATTGTTCTCTTCCGTATTGCGAAAAAGACGCGAGAAATAAAGGAAAGAGAGGTCGTGTACATGGATGATATTGAAAAGTTGAAGGCTGAAAACTCGGATTTGCGAACAAAGGTAGACGAACTTGAGAGTAATAAATATTGCCTTGGAGGAGAGCTTAGAAAAGCCACAGAAACAAACGAACGACTTTTGCGTATTCTTGAAAATTTGTCAAATGGATATGTGAAAAAGGAGAGGTAATTATGCAGTATATCAAAGCAAAATTCCCAAACAGCACCAGAAGCTATACATACCGCATCAAGGATTCCGTAAAAGCCGGGGACACGGTTGTAAATGCCAAGGGTGCAAAGCTGACGGTCACGGATGAAACCGTGGATATGAAGTGGGTGGATACCTACGGTGATGATAAGGTGGCAGTTGTGAAGAAGTGTGATGAACCGGAAGATACATACAACACAATCAAGGCTATTGAAGCGCAGGCAAAGTTTTGCGAAGAAAAAGGATATCCACACTTTGCACCCAGAAATGGTGTGTGTTGGAAGTGCAACAGGCAGATATACCAGCCGGCAAAAAGAAAATGTTACAGTGGGGAAGAAATTGAGAAGCCTGGTATTTCAGTTGAAAGGGCATCGAGAGAACTGATTACAGGGTGTCCACATTGTAATTGGTCATATTGCGAATAGAAAGCGAGGGATGTGCATGAAGCTGATTAGTAATGCAAAGTTTGGAGAACCGGTGAAAAGCGGAACAATTTTCAGAACTCAAAGCCACGGAATCGACATTTGCATACATAAAATTTGCGGTTGCGGAGATGCATTGTACCTTAATTGCAACGAATTGGGAATTGATAATCTACAGCTTAAAAGCGAAAATCTTTTCCGGTGTGTGGATGAAGCAAAGGAAATTCTCAAGAAACAATTAGAACTGTTAAATGAGCGGTTCAATAATTTTTATGAAGATAACGATGTTAAGATTTTAAGATATTAAGAAAGCGAGGGATAGAGATGATTAAATCAGATTTGGGAACAGTAGAAGTAAATGGAAGAGAGCCGGTTGTCATGACTGAATTTGAAACTCTTTTAGTTGCATTAAGGGGAGTTCTCGGAGAGTATAAATACAACCTTGTTTTGCAGGAAGCAAGTAATAAGGAGCTGTCCAAGGATGGTAAAGAAATATCAAGAAAAGGCGGAAAAGGAACGCTTGGTAGAAGCTCTCAAAACATTTTTTAGTGAAATGGAGGATAAGTAATTATGGCAGAAACAAAGAAACAGGAAGTAGCAGTTGAGCAGGAAATGAATACAAGACTTTCATTTTACACAAATCAGTATACCGGACTTATGGAGCGTGATTTCGCAGAGCACGGACTTGCCTTTGACGATTATTCAAAGCAATGCGTTATGGCATCTATGAGTGCTATTTACAACCTTGTTACATCGAACAAGGCGGCTATGGAAAATCTGAATGGCTCTAATTTGCGACAGGTTATCGGGCAGGTTTCCAGCCTTAAACTTAATGCAAATGCAGTACCGAGAGAGTGCTATTTCCAGTTAAGAAATAAGCAGGATGCCAATGGAAATTGGTATAAAGAGGTTGAGATGGGAATCGAGGGAGACGGAAACGATGCACTTCTTCGCAACTTCGGCGTTGGCGTTAAAAAAGTCTATCCGGTATGGCTTGTGAAAGAAGGAGATGAATTTTCATACCCAAAGCATAAGGGTGTTGAAATTACTCCTCCAGAGTGGGAAGAAAAAGGATTGTCGCAGAAAGTCATTCGTGTTGTCTATCCGGTCGAGATGGATGGTGGAAAGATTGAATATATGATTGCCGAGCGAGAAGGTGTAAAAGGAAATCTCTTGGCTCATGTGCGCAACAATCTTTTGAATGAAACGTTTGGAATTTGCGAGAATAAGCGCAAGGCAACCGACAAGCAAAAGGCTGAAATTAAGGCTAAAAAAGACGATATTATCAGCGCGCTTCTTGGATGCAAGACGTTGGAAGAAATGCTCGCTTGCGAAGTCGCGAGACCTTATATGAGCGCTGCATGGAAGGAAACTTCCGAAGCTATGATTGTTCGTAAAATGCGCAACAATGCAATCAAGAAGCATCCGAAAGACCTTAACGCAATGGCTACACAGTCACTTATACAGATGGATGAAACATATCAGCAATCACAGGAAGAAATTGCCGAGAATGCCAATTCAGAGGACTTTATTGTTGCAGATGCAGAAGTAAAGGAATCGGTGAAAGATGGTGTTGAGAAGTCGGTTGTAGCGCATTTTGATGCAGAAATTCCGGTGAAAGATGATCGTAAGATTTCTACAGATGCTGACGTTCCGGATTTTATGAAGAATTAGGAGGGCATTATGATTTTTTGTTAAATTAGCAGTTCTGTTGTGGGTAGCATTTTTGATTGTGAGATTTTTTGTCGGGGCGAATGTCACGTTAGAAGAAAAGGTTGCGGCTGCCATTGGCAAGAAAATTAAAATGACATTTGGAAGATGGTGCTTGTTATTGTATTTCTGCTTGCCCTCACCGATTCATTCGCGGCATTGGTTTGGTTTCTGTTTTTTAGATAAGGAGGTTTTCTATGAGAGTAATTTCACGGGACGGAACGATTGATATGCCATATGAAGAGGTGATTATTCAGAGATTCAAGTCAAGGATTTATTTCCTGAATAAAAACTTAACAGGTGTTGAGTCACTTAACAATGACATGCAAATTGCTGAATATTCCACCGAAGAAAAAGCAAAGAAAGCTATGGAAGAATTGCAATATGCCTATATGTGTCACATGCTTGTAAAGATTGGTCAAACACTGCCATGCGGAATTGACGGAAAGCCTGCTATGGGTTTGAGCGGAGTATTTCAGTTTCCGGCAGAGGAAGAATTGGAGTAGCCTATGGAAGTTTCATCTTATTTAGAGTTCGTGCAGAAAGGCATGGAAGATAATATTTACAATTTCTGCAAAGATGGAAAATGTAGCAAATGCGGTAACTGCTGTTCCAACCTCTTACCGATGAGCAGAAAGGAAGTAGACGCCATTCACAGATATATCCACAAGAATCATATCAAAGAGTGCAAGCACCTGCTTCCTACTGCGAATCAGCCATATGATATGACATGTCCTTTTCTTGACACAGATAATAGTTGCGAGAAATGCAGAATCTATCCGGTTCGACCGGAAATCTGCAAGCAGTTTATCTGTGACAATGAGCAGAGAGCAAAGCACAACCGGAAGCTGCTAGGGCAGACACGAGACATTGTTGATGTAAGAGAAGAATTTTTCGGAAAGTGAGGCGGTCTATTGGTTGAAAAATGGAAATGGGTAAAGGGCTTTGAGGGCGTATATCAAGTATCAAACCTTGGAAGATTGAAGAGTTTCAAAAAATATTCTGACGGTTATATTCTTTCTGAAAAGAACGAAAGTGGAGGATACCTGAGTGTTGTCCTTTATGATTCAATTCAGAAAAAGCGACGTTGTACTAGAATTCATGTGTTGGTGGCAGAGTCTTTTATCGGAGAAATTCCTAAAGGTTATCATGTTCATCACATTGACGACAACAAGCAGAATAATGTAGTTACCAACCTTGAAATTATACATCCAAAAAACCACCGAATAGAAACGCATAGACAACATCCACAAATCAGTACAGCAATGATAAATTACAATAAGTTTGAAAGGCCTAAACATATTTTACAGTATGATTCAGATGGACATTTTATTGCTGAATATGCAAATGGACAAATTGCAAGCGAACTTACAGGAATTTGTCAAAGAAATATCTTGCAGGTGGCAAATGGAGAAGAATACAAGCCGGGTAAGATAAGAAAACAAGCCGGTGGGTATATTTGGAAATTAAAAGAAAGTGAGGTGGTTTAATGTTCATGAGATGTTGCGGATCAGGATCATCGGGTAACTCATATGCTTTAATTGCAGATAACGGAGAAATCCTTGCTATTGAAGCCGGATGTAAATTTCTTGACTTCGAGAAAATGATTGATTGGAAAATCTCAAATGTGGTTGGTTGCATTGTTTCTCACGAACATGGTTGAGCGATCATGCGTATTACATAAAAGACTTTATGAGGTCTGGTATTCCGGTTTATACAGCATTTGAAACCCAAACCGCGCTAGAAGTTATTACCGGAGAACGTACAACACCTCTCTCGCCTCTTGTATCACGGCAAATTGGCAGTTTTACGGTAACACCGTTCAATGTACCGCATGACACAGAAATTGAGTGCTACGGCTATTTAATCAAGCATGAGGAAATGGGCAAGCTGTTATTCTTGACCGACTTGGAATATTGCAAGTACAATTTTTCAAAGCTGAACATTGAACATATCATGGTTGAAGCCAATTATAGCATGGACTTGGTAGACCGGAATGAGCCAAATTACGAGCACCGTTTGCGAGGCCACATGAGCCTTGATACGGCACTTAAATTTATTCAGACGAACGACAACCCAGCTTTACGAAATGTCGTTTTAATACACTTATCGGACACAAGCGGAGATCCCGCGTTATTCCTACAACGAACGAAAGAAGCAATTGAATATGCAGCAAATGTTTATGTTGCAGAAAAAGGGTTAGAGGTTGATATGAACCTTTGCCCGTTCTGAAAGGAGAAAGCATGAAAAAAGGAACAAAGTGCAGAGTTATTAGTGATGATTATGGGTTTTTTAAACCGGGAGAAATCGTTATTGCATTAGAAACCAATGATGTGCCATATTGCGCAAAAGAATCGGCATATTCTCCTGGAAAAGCACTTAGCAGTTATGGATTAAGCGAGTTCAGCGCTTTAAGCGAGCGCGAACTTGAAGTAATCGAGGAATAATTAGGTTGAAACACCTTTGGCGAAAGCCTAAAAGAAACTGTCTTGTTTGGCGAATAGTTATCACAAACTTTATTGAAAGCCATGTTTTGGCGGTGCGCTTACCGTGCCGCCCTTACAAAAGATTGGAGGTAAAAATTGAAATTATGTGAATACTGTATGGCTGAATTTGAGCCGAAGCGACCAGATCAAAAATACTGTAGACCAAAATGCGCCAAAAGATTTGCGCAGTTTAGAAATTTTAAAAAGGCTGGAAGAACTGTGTATACAAGAATATGCCCGAAATGCGGTAGGTTGTTTATGACGATAGATGAAAATAAGTTTGATTGCCAAGACTGCATCGGCAATGAAGTTAAAGAACGATTGAGAAAGCCAAAGAAAAAGGATGATGCAATCAAGGCTGTGAATCATATGGCGCGCGCTTCTGGCATGAGTTACGGAAAGTTTGTGGCTCAAATGAGCATGGAGCCATTGGGGAGGAAGTGAATGAGTTGGATTATAAGAAATTTAGACAGGCAAAAGCCATCGAAGCTAAAAACAAGCAGAAATGGCTTGCATTGAATCCAAGGCTTGATGAATCAAGCGGAATTTATATTTTGACAAGGCAGGATGAAAATGGGTTTAGATATGCCTATGTGGGGCAGGCAAAGCGTATTTTAACCAGATTGTCGCAACACCTTTCTGGGTATCAGCACATAGACCTTAGCTTGAAGTCTCACGGACTGTATTCAGAGGATAATCCGTATGGATGGAATGTAACATCAGTACACTGTCCGATAGATAAACTTGATGAGCGTGAGCAGTATTATATCAAATTTTGTGCAAATAATGGCTATCAGCTTCGCAATAAAACAAGCGGTTCACAGGGAGAGGGTAAAGCCAAGATTGATGATTACCGTCCGGCAAAAGGCTATTATGACGGAATTAAGCAAGGCAAAAAGAGTCTTGCCAAGGAATTATCGCATATCGCTGAAAAGCACCTTGAAATCCGTTTAAAGCCGGAGAAACAGGGCAACAAAGTTTCTGAAAAACAGTATGAGAAGTTTATGACTTTGATTTCTGAAAATACATATGAGGAGAGTGATTAAATGGCAGAAGTCAAGTGGATTAAAATCACGACAGATGTTTTTGACGATGAAAAGATTCTGCTGATTGAGAGTATGCCGAGTGCGGATAGCATCATTACGATTTGGTTCAAACTTCTTATTCTTGCCGGAAAACAGAATAACAACGGTGTGTTTATGATGAGCAACAAGTTACCGTTCACGGATGAAATGCTTGCCACCATTTTCCGCAGAGATTTGAACACGGTAAGGCTTGCGCTTAAGACATTTGAAGAATTTGGGATGATTGAGGTCGTTGACAATGTGATAACGATTCCTAATTGGAATAAGCATCAAACGCTTGACGCTTATGAGAAGAAAAAGGAACGTGACAGGCTATATCAGCAGAACCGAAGAAAGAAGCAGAAGAACCTAATTGAGCAAAAATCGCCCGATAAATCGTCTGACGTCGCTGTTTCAGATAAAGAAGAAGAAAAAGAAGAAGATAAAGAGAAAGAAAATATAAAAGAAAATTCGCTGTCGACCGATTCTAAAGAGCCATTTGATTTTGACGATGCTTGGAAAAAGACTTTTGATATATACCCCAAGAAAACAGCGTACAGTACCTCTAAAACAGCTTGGATGGATAAAGTGCTAGAAGTTATCGAAGAGAACCAACCGGACATTGCACGGCTGTTATACAAAGCCACAGAAGCATATTTGAGTGACTATCAAGAAAAGAACCCAGACGATACGGATTTTCGGTACATCCCCAAATATGTTGATTGGTTGAAAAATGATTGCGATTATTGGCTGCAGATTGCGGAGAAACGAGGTGATTGCAGTTGACAGAAGCAGAATTCGGAGTAATAGGGTGCATATTGATTGACAATGATGTGCTAAATAGCATCTGGCGAACGCTGAAGCCGGAAATGTTTAGTTCGGATTTTGCACAGGACACATACAAAGAAATGCTTGCCATGTATGACCGAAATGAAAGCATTGACCCAATGTCGTTATCAATGGCGCTTGAAAATCACAAATACACACAGGAGCAGATTAGCGAATTGATGAAATCCTGTATTTCGGGAACAATCACTTCAACTATGGTTAAAAGTTATGCCGATGCGGTTGCGAAAGAATACAAGGCGAGAATGGTTCGGGAAATGTACCAGAAATCCAGTTTAAAACCATGCGACATTGATGATACAATCAGCGATCTTCTTACAAGACTTGAACATTTGCAAGAGGGAAAAGAAGTAAAGCTAAAACCAATGAAGCAGATTGCAGCTGAGAATAAAGACAAATATTTCAACGAAAGTGTTGGAGAGGGTGGTATAAAAATCGGGTTATCGCAACTTGATGATGCACTTGGAGATCTTGAACGCGGTGACGTAACAGTAATTGCCGCAAGACCGGCAGTTGGAAAATCAGCACTCACAACGCAGATTATTGGGAATATGGCAAAAAAAGGACTTAAAGTCGCATATTTCAACTTGGAGATGATCGATAAACAGGTGTATGAGCGATTTATTTCAAGGCTTGCGGAAATCGGCTTAACGAGAATCAGAAGGGCAAAAGCGTTTCTTGGTGATGAACAGGAAAAATTTAACCAAGCAAATGAAGAAATGAGTAATTATCAATTATGGATTGCATCCGGGACTGTATCTCCGAGAGAGATAAAGTCAGAATGCATACACCAAAGCTTTGATGTTATCGTTGTTGACTATCTGCAATTGCTTATGCCGGATAACAGATATTCCGGAAGAAATGAAGAAGTAGCATCAATTTCAAGAGGTTTAAAATCGGTTGCAAGAGACTTAAATACACATGTGATAGCACTTTCACAGATAACAAGAGCTTCCGAAAGCAGAGAAACAAAAGAGCCTACCATGGCAGAGTTGAGGGAATCCGGGGCAATCGAACAGGATGCGTCAAACATAATTATGCTGTGGAATCTGTCAGACAATGACAAGGGAGCCAAGGGCGTAAAAATCGAGAAGAACAGACAGGGAATGACAATGCGTGAAGCAATGGAATTTGACGGAGATCACATGAAGTTTGTTGAAATCGACAAGCCATTTGATGATGTTGTTGCGGAAATAAAAAAGAAAGAACGTGGGGACGGATTCAAGCCATACAATGGCAATTGCCCATTTTAGAGGTGCGATATGGCAAGTGCAAAAATCGAAAAAGGTTCGGAAGAATGGCAAGTATTCATGGATTATTGGAAGTTTATCCAAGACTACTACGCGCCTGATAATGACGATGCATGGTGGCAGGAAGTGATGAAAGCCGGAGAAAAACTGATAAACAAGTACAAAGGTATGGAAATCGAGGAACGTGCAAGACAGCTTGTATTAAGTCATTTTGCATGGTTGGAAATTACATACAGAAAGGGTAAAAATGTCGGAACAAAGATTGTATGAGATTGTTAATCTCAAAACAGGGCAAGTATACAACCGGGTGAAAAGCAACGAGGTAAGAATGGTGATCGGGTTGCCAAGACATATTCAAATCGGTCAAGTTGCAAACTCCAAAGATAAAACATACAAAAACTGGTATGCTCAAATACTTGACGATCGGTGCGAAAGAGTCTTTCGGAAATCAAAAATTTACCCATTTACGAAAAAGACGTACAAGCAGTGGGAAAATCTGAATCGGAGGTATTCGCAGGTATGAGCAATGCATTAAAGAGAAAAAGTAATAAAAATCTGTTTTTTACAAAGCAGGACACGAAGATTATTGGCAGAAATAGCTTCGAAAAGCGAAATTCTGATGCGGTTATCACAAGATCATACAAAGAGTTCGTCGTGATCGGCTATATTATCCTGCACGACAAATTCGGATTCGGGCAGAAACGCATTGTGCGATTGCAGAAATTATTGAAACAGTATTTAGATGTCGCGTCTGCCGGTGGTGAGAATGGGAGAGATTTATCCGCAATGATGAAACAGAAATATGAAATTGACGTTCAAGAGAAAGTGAGAAGTGTGCCGCAAAGACAGCTTATGATCTTGTACGCAAAGAAAGGATTCTGCATCGAGCGAGAAGCCTACAGACTTTCCAGCGCGTCATTGTTTAACTATTTTGCACTCACGCTTACGATTCTGAAAAAGGAATTTAAGCTGTCTGTGAAGCAGTTACAGCAGTTCACGGACAAGTCTATTGATTATATTGATACGTTAGCTAATTATAAGCAGTTTCAGTTGACGGTTCCTATGATAGCTGAAACGTTAGCTGATGAGATTAAGTTTGTATGTGATTTGGAGGTGTGAATATGCTGAACAGAGAGAAATACGCAAAAGAAATTTTAGATATTGCGTGTAAGGGAGATAAAATTGCAGTTCGCAACGGGAAAACGACTTTTTGTGACAATCTTCTTTGCAAAGATTGTGATTTCGGTTATTCAGATTGTAATGAAAAAATACTGAAATGGGCGAACAGCGAATATATCGAGCCACCTGTTGATTGGAGTAAGGTTGCAGTCGATACGCCGATTTTAGTAAGAAATAGTGAAAAAAATGCGTGGAAAAAAAGATATTTTGCAAAATACGAGAACGGAATAGTGTACGCATGGGGATACGGAGCAACATCTTGGAGTGCATACGGGAGTGACAATATAATCGATTGGGAAATGGCAAAGCTAGCAGAAAGAGAGGATGTGTAGAAATGGGAGTTTTGCTTGCATTATCAACCTTATTTATATGGGGTCGGCTGGTTAATATTGATTGCGACCTAAAAGATATCAGCGAAGAACTGAAAAAGATGAACGAAAGGAAAAATGATGGAAGATAGATACTTATTCAAGGCAAAAACCGGTAATGGATATTGGACTATAGGATTTTTACGTTGCAAAGATAATAAATGGTATATAAACAATGCAGGCTCACCATTTGCATATGAAGTAAGACCAGATACAATCTGCCAATGCACAGGCTTAAAAGACAAGAACGGCAAACTGATCTGGGAGAATGATATTGTTGACTTCTTAGGGCATAAAGGGACTGTCGTATTTGAATGTGGCAGTTTTGGCATTGCATATAAAACACCTATAGATTGGAATGGAATAGAAGCAAATATTAAGCCAATAACCGGTTGCGATAATCGTTTATATGTTTGCGAAAATGATAATTATATATCATTGTGGGAAATCTATTGGAATTTTAATGATGAGGATGATTCGGTAAACACAGTAGAGGTTATCGGCAACATCTTTGACAATCCGGAATTGTTGGAGGTGTAGGCATGACGGAGAATGAAGCAATTAAGATATTAAAGAAAGATAGTTGTTATGAATGCTCACAAGGCACATACAGCCCGTTTAATTGTGAATATGGGGAATGCAGAGTTGCGAAAGCTGCTAGATTAGCGATTAAGGCACTGGAAGAGGTTCAGAAGTACCGCGCAATCGGCACGCCAGAAGAATGTCGGGCGGCGGCGGTTAAGCAGACGGCGAAGAAGCCTATATTTAGTCATAACCTTAGCGATACTCTTTCTGTATTCCATTGTGAATGTGGAAACACAATCAAAGTCAGTCACGACATAGGAATAATGAATAACAACAATGCGCCAAATTACTGTAGTAAGTGCGGTTGTAAATTTGATTGGAGTGATGAAGAATGATGTTTCAATTGTACATAAATTTCTTTCTACTAATACTTATAGCCATTAGGTTAGATATTCTAACAAAATTTGGAGTCAATCTTTTTTGCGTTCTGTCAGTTGTAGCAATGATTGGACATGAGATTTTTGATTATTTGAAAAAAGGAGATAAAAAACGATGGGACTGATTGATGCAGATGCACTAAAAGAATATTGCATGCGTGCGAGTAAATCTGATGATGATTTTAGGAGAGTAAGTTTGGCAACATTGGCGAGCGTGATAGATGCGCAGCCGACCGCCTATGACCCGGACAAGGTTGTGGAACAGTTGGAAGAATACAGCAATGCAGATGAAGCAGAAAGACTTGGAACAATGCCAGTAGTGGAGCTTGCAGACGCAATTAAAATCGTGGAAGGCGGTGGAGTAGATGGTTAATTTTGACAGATTTGACTTTATGGTTGATATGCAAGATGTATATATTCTCCCTACAATTAGGATAAGCACACAGCATGAAATGATTGATAAAAATTTCAACATTCAGATTCATTTTGCAGTATTTCATTTTAGATGGAGGTGAGTAAATGGCAATTAAACCGATTTTACTTAATACGGAGATGGTCAGGGCAATTCTGGACGGAAGAGAAGGTTGTACTAGGAGAGTTGTAAAGCCACAACCAAAAACAAGATTATGTTATACATACGCAGGAAGCCACAATGATTGTATAGGGAAATGGACATATCCAAACAGGGGAGCACACAAACTTTGGGGCGAAGAATATAAGCTTCCGGAAAATATAAAGGATGAGGAATTAAGCAAACGATGGAATCCGCCATATCACACGGACGATATACTGTACGTGAGAGAAACATATGGCGAAGGATATGAAGATGGAACATATATTTACAGGGCTGATGATAAGCTGGCAGACTTGCCTACATTTAATGAATCATCAAAACTGATATACCATCCGTCCATATACATGCCGAAAGAGGCCGCACGTATCTGGCTTAAGGTAACAGATGTGAGAGTGGGGCGGTTGCAGGAGATGAAGCCGGTTGATGTGATAAAAGAGGGAGCTTATCCTGATTGTTGGGATTGTCTTAATACATACGGAGAAAGCGGTTCGCAGTGCTGTTATGGGACAGAAGAACAGTGCAGTCAATGTGATGAAGTGATGATGGAATGGGAAAAACTTTGGAACTCCACCATCAAAAAATCCGACCTTGACCGCTACGGTTGGGATGCAAATCCGTGGGTTTGGGTTATCGAATTTGAGCGGCGTGAAAAACCGGAAGGAGTGTGAGAAATGTCTAAAGCAGTATTGGTTATGGATATGCCGGAACAGGTGTGCCAGAAATGTACATTGTGCTATGAGGCAGAGAATGATGACGAATATCTGTGCTGTGCGACAGGAAAACTTTTGCCAGACGGAGAGAAGCCAGATTGGTGTCCGCTCAGGGAACTGCCGGAGAAGAAAGAACGCAGAGTTGGAGAACACGGAGAAAGAATGTTCAGAGCAGGATTTAATGCCTACTTGGATGAAATTTTAAAAGAAAGAAAGGAATAACGAATCCTCGGTAAACAGAGGTTGCAACTTAAAGGTTTATGGATTTATTGAAAGTCGGTGAAAGTGAATGAGCGGTGGTAGTTGGAATTATTTGTATTGCAAAGATGTTGACGAGCTTATGAATGGTTCGTCAGTAGAAACATTGCAAGATATGGTTGACAGATTGAACAGTGCAGGTTTTGAAGATGTGGCTAAAGATACACAAAGATTAGTTGAGTATATCAAGTCGGCAAGTATACGAATAGAAACACTTTTTGAAGCGCTTAGTCCTGTATTTAAGGCCGTTGAATGGTTTGATAGCGGAGATTGGGGCAAAGAAGCTCTGAACAATGAGGTGTTTAAATATCGAAAGTCTAATATTGATAGTTATGACAAAGCTGTTGACGATTTGACTGCTAACATCACTGAGCGTTTTTCCGGGATGGCTATGTCAAGCGGATTACCAACCGAGGGCGCAACTTGGGAAAATGCCATAAGACAAGTAAAGCAGATAGCAGAACAGTTGAAAGGAGCGAAACAGAGTGAAGATTTTAAGTAAGAAGAAATACAACAAACTCATTGAAGATTTTGAGGAATTGCAGAAAAAGGTCGAGGAACTCAAAAGGATAAACGAGAGTATCGGGAAGAAGCTTGAAGATAAAAAGACAAGTTGCAAGGCAAACGTTGGAAAAGATTTTTGTAATGTTTGCAAAAATTCTTACAGGTATAAGAACAATAGTGGGCTTATTGCCATTAACTGTGTAGGTTGCTTGCTTGCTGTGTCTTGTGAGGATTTTAAGAGAAAAGAAGATAACTAACTAAAATTATCAGAAAGGAATAGGTTGTGCGCACATAAAACCGAGGTTTCCTTTTGGTAGATTTTATGAATTTTGAAAATTATTCTTGTGATAATCAAATGAGCATATTTGACTTCACAAGAGAACCAATCAGCATAACAAAGCCTATTCGCTTAATAGAACTTTTCGCCGGCTACGGCAGTCAGGCAATGGCATTAAAGAGAATAGGTGCTAAGTTTGAACATTACAGAGTTGTGGAGTTTGATAAGTATGCCATAGCAAGCTATAACGCAGTACACGGCACAGAGTTTTCTACAATGGATATAACAAAAGTACACGCTGACGACTTAAATATTGTTGATACAGACAAATATTGCTATATGATGACTTACTCATTTCCTTGCACCGATTTGTCAGTCGCAGGAAAACAAATGGGAATGAGCAAAGGAAGTGGTACAAGAAGCGGTCTGTTGTGGGAAGTTGAGAGAATACTAACAGAAATTAGAGATAGTAACGGAGAATTACCACAGATTTTGTTCATGGAGAACGTGCCACAAGTACACGGCAAGAAAAACATCAATGATTTTGAGAAGTGGTTGGGGTTCCTGGAGAGTTTAGGATACACGAATTATTGGCAAGACTTGAATGCTAAAAATTATGGTGTGGCACAGAACAGAAACAGGTGCTTTATGTTTTCGTTTCTGGGTAATTATTCATACGACTTTCCAAAACCTATACCACCTGAAAAGAAGTTGAAAGACTATCTCGAGGATAATGTAGATGAAAAGTATTACATCAACAATGAAAAGGCTGACAAGCTGATAAAACAGCTTATTGACAACGGCACATTACCAAATACAATCCCTAAGAGCAGAGCAGAGCAGAGCAGAGCAGAGCAGAGCAGAGCAGAGCAGACTTGCGTTGACGGAACAATTTGTGAACCAGGAAGAAGAGAGGATGCAAACTGTATCAAGGCGAGATATGACGCAGGAATCAGCAACTTGCGGTCAGATGGAAACTGTGTTGTTGAAAAATCAAGGAGCGGAACTAGAAAAGAAAACTGATATAGCCACTACTCTTATGGCTAGAGACTATAAGGGCTTTGGCAATCAAGCAACTAATGGAGTAATTGAATGGAAGTATTAGGAAGCGTATATACAGAAGTTTCAGACAGATTTCAAAAAGGCATTATCGGGGGGTATTTCCTGGTGTGTAAAAGCTGAAAAACACGATTTAGGAGTAATTATGGCAGATGTAAATGTAATAGTCTCTCTTGAAGCAAAATTTGAGAGTACCAACAGAATTTATGATGTGGGGGGGGTGTAGTCCGACATTGAGTACAATGCAAGGTGGCAATCAAGAACCGAAAATTCTTGAAGCAAGGCAATTAGGATTTATGGATAATGGCACAGGCAAGCACCAATCAAACACAGTATATGATGAAAATGCACTTTGCCCCAACATTACAACAGTTGAGGGTGGCGGTACACAACAGATTAAAGTGTGTGAAAGTCAGATAGTTGCTATGCGTGGCAGAAATCCCGATAATCCGTCAGATAGAACTAATGGAAGTCCGACAGAACAGAGGTTAGAAGTGAATACGCAAGGGACCAGTAATTGTCTGACAAGTGTGCAGAAAGACAATATGGTACTTGAAAACGTAAAAATTAGACAAGCCACAAAGGACGGCTCTATTGAATGCGAAATAGGCGGTTGCTTTGACGCAAGCTATCCTAACAGCAAAACAAGAAGAGGTAGGGTACAAGACAAAGGAAATACTTGCCCTACATTAACCGCACAAAACCAAGAAGCTGTTAGAATTGAAAAGGTCGGTCAAATATCAAGCAATGGATCCCAATGCGGTACAGTTATTTCTGATAACGGCATATCTGCTAATCTTGTAGCTGGCACACACGGATATGCGAATAGCCATATCGCTACACAATATCGTATCAGAAAGCTAACACCGAGAGAGTGTGGACGGCTGATGGGTGTATCTGATGATGATATTGACAAAATGGCAGCAGTCAACAGTAATACGCAGTTGTATAAGCAATTCGGAAACAGTATTGTCGTAGATGTTATGTGTGCTATGTTTAAAAACTTAAATATCAACCAATAAAATAAGGAGAAATGGCTTATGAAATTTACAAAATTCATTAAGCCAGAACTTGAACAAATCAAAGAAAATGCCAATTTCACGGAAGAAGAGGAGAGGATTTTCTCTCTTCTCTGCCGTGGTTTTTCACAAAAGCAAATATCCACAAAAGAAAATCTATCACTAAGAACGATAGAGTACAGAGTGAGAGATATAAAGGATAAAATAGAAAGAACGGGGGTATTTGATTGGATGAAAAAGAACTGTTGAAATATGCCGTTGATAGTGGTATTCTCGACATAGCACTTGTGCAGAAACAAGTCACTATGCAAAAGAGAGAAAAATTACTCAACAAAAATCCCTATAAAATCTATCAAGGAAAGGATGAGAACTGGTACTCATATTTGCCGGATGAAGTAAAAGGCAGACGTAAAATCAAGGCAAAGCGCAGAGAAGCGGTCGAGCAGAAAATCATTGATTATTGGAAAGAGAGAGAGGATGACCCCACAGTAGAAGAAATATTCAACCGCTGGATTTCACAAAAGCTGGAACTTGAAGAAATCAGCAGAGCAACCTATGACAGATACTTAATGGACTTTCAGAGATACTTTGATGGCATCAAAGATAAGAAAATCAAAAGTGTAGACGAATGCGATCTTGAAACGTTTATACGAAACAGCATCCATGATTTCGACATGACTTCCAAGGCATTCTCAAACTTTCGGACACTGATTTATGGAATCTTTAAGTATGCCAAGCGGAAGAAGTATGTTAAGTTTTCCATTACATACACGCTGAAAGATATGGATATATCGCCAAAAGCGTTTAAGCACGTAGTTCGGCAGGCAAAAGACCAAGTATATATGCCGGATGAAAAGGAACGAATGGAGATGTACTTAATGAATCACTTAGATATAGTAAACCTTGGATTGCTATTTATGTTTAAGACAGGAGTCCGTGTCGGGGAATTATCGGCATTAAAGCGGAAAGATGTTGAAAACTACACGGTTGCGATAAACTCTACAGAAACACGCTATCGTGATGATGATGGTTTTCACTATGAGGTCAAAGATTTTCCGAAATCAGAAGCCGGATTGCGATTTGCCATATTGCCGGATAAGTACAAATGGATTCTTGATGAAGTACGAAAGAGAAATCCCTTTGGGGAATATCTATTTGAGAGAGACGGAGAACGGTTGAAATCCTACAACTTTCGTGAGCGTTTGCGGTATATCTGTGAACATGAACTGCGAATGAAAGTGAAATCTCCGCACAAAATTCGAAAGACATACGGAAGCATTCTTCTTGACGGGAAAGTGAAAGAGTCCACAATCCTTGATACTATGGGGCATACAGACATTAGTTGCACAAAAGATCATTATTATTTTGACCGTACCGGAATTGAGGAAAAGAGACAGGAACTTGACTTAATTGAAGCATTATAAGTCTTTGGTACTCAAAGGTACTCAAAGAAAAATTGAAAGAATGGCTATTTTAAGCCGTTTCAAGACAATTACTTTAGGGTTCGATTCCCGTACGGACTGTTTTAAAAGTCGCATAAACACTGTGTTTGCGGCGTCTTAAAAAATTGGTACTCAAAATGGTACTCAAAAAACTGAA